TGGCTGCCGAGCAAGATATCGCGTTCAACTGGGCCGACTGGGAACTATCGAACCACGATAAAGTCCGCGGCATCACCGAACGTTTACTGGCCCGGTGCGAACAGATGTTAACGCTGCCGGTTCAGGAAATGAAAAAGGAAACCGACCCGCTCATGGACCCACGGACGGGTGAGCCGATACTGGACAGCCGAGGCAATCAGGTATATCAAACCGTCACCGTGGTGAAACCTATCCGGTTCACAGCCAGTGATGCGCCGCGGTATGCGGAGGCGGCCCTGATTCTTACGAAGTACCTTGCCGAGACGAACGGCATCGCGCCGCTGCCGAGCCTGCCTGCCCCACACAAACCGGTGGAGGAAATGTCAGTGGAGGAACGCGAGGAATACATAGCCAGTATTCGCGCACAGCAGCAGGCCCTTGTACGCGGGGAGGCGATTGACGTAGGCGGCCCGACGCAGTGAAAAATAACCCCAAGTGGCGGATACCATGAAACAAAAGGTTTATAAAACCCCTCTAAAATGCGCTCGGATGCCGGGGTAGTATCTAAAACCGTAAAACAAACGGAGGAAATATGGCAGAAACAGGTATTGAGGACTTCACACGCGACCCGGGAAAAGGATGTGCAAGTAATTTAATCGCCGAGGCGGTATTCGTATTAATTCTAATCGTTGCCTTTGTGTTGATAAGTTATTATTGCAGCCCTAAACCGGAGACCAATTCGAACCCCACCGAAAATGCTAGGTAAGACCCTACGACAGCTAACCGACCAATTCTCAACACAGCGTCACAGGCGCAACAGCCGCGTATTCTTACCACCCGTGGGCGGGCACCCGTCGAAAACGTCTACAGGTATCGACCTAGCCAACCCCGCGGAAATGTCAGCGTATCTCGAATTGGAACTGGCGGCGGCCCTCGCCCTCCAAGAGCAAGCCAAACTGCACAGTTTGCAGAAAGCTATTTCTATCCCGCTGGCCACCGACTATATTGAAACCCGCTGTGTGAACCCGGACACGGTGAACATGGTTACCAGCGATTTTTCGCGGGCCGCGTCTATCAAGCTTGCCGGGCACCAACGGCGAATACTTAACCGGGTACTTTCCATCGACCCGTTCACCGGCCTTTTCCCCTACCGCACCGTAGTGTATTCGGCCCCTAAGAAGTCGGGCAAGACCAGCATATCCGCCTTTGTCGGCGCGTGGTTCGCAAAGTACATAGAGCCTCCAAACGCGATAATGGTACTGGGTAACAAACAAGACCAAGCCGCCGACCGCGCCATGGCCTTTATGACGCCGACCCTTATTCTCGAAGGTGCCAAGCCGGTGAAGAATATTCTACGCATGTCGAACGGTACGATTATCCGGGCGCTACCTAATGAGCCATCGAGCGAATCGGGCGGGTCCTACGGACTCACGCTGTGGACGGAACTGTGGGGATTCACCACTGCCCGCGACCGTCAGATGTGGGCTGAATTGATGCCGGTCAATACGCGAAAGAATTCCATGCGGTGGGTAGAGACATACGCCGGGTACGAGGACTCAAGCGATTTACTATTATCGCTGTTTTTGCAAGTCTTTACTGATATTTCCGAACGGGCGTTACAAAAGGGTGCCGAGCCGGTTCCAGGCCTTGAGGATATTCTGACGACGGACGTTGACGGCAAACCGATACCGGCCTGCTACCACGTGCCGAAGCTGGGGCTGTTCTATTACAACGACCACGAGCATCGTATGGACTGGCAGACCGGGGCGAACTCAGAGAGTTATTACGCCGAGGTGAGCGTGGGGTTGCTGCAAACCGATATCACCCGTCTCGTACATAACCGTTGGCAGGCTACGCAAAATCAGTTCGTCACCGATGAGCAGGCCGCGGGTGCGTTCGACCGGGGCGCAGATTTACCCAAGGCCCGGCCCGGCGTATTTGCCATTGACGCCTCGAAGAGTTCTGCCGGAACCGCGTTGTACGGCAGCTTTGAGGATTATTCGCTTGAACGTTTTCGCTGTTCTTACGCCGGGGTATGGTATCCGCGCAAGGGCGAGATTGATATCGAGTCCACGTTGTTTCCGATAATTCTGGATTTGTGGAGCAAGGGCCTGATACTTCGACGCGAGGTCGACAGCCTGACCGCCGCCGAAAAGGACCTCGTAGAAAAAGAGGGTGCTATCGCGGTCGAGATTCACTACGACGGCTTTCAGATGGCACAGGTAGCTATCAACTTGCGGAAAAAGCATAAGCTGATGATGAAAGAATTTCCGCAGTCGACGGAACGCCTCAAGGCCGACACGTTTTTGCAGGGCCTCTATCAATCGCACCGCGTGGACATACCGGACACGGTGGATATGCGGGCGCATCTGAACGCGGCAAAGGCCGCCGTCGAGCCCGACCGCAGTGGCGATACTACCCGTGTGCGAATAGTGCGGGGTGAGGGTGAACACTCGAAACCGAATGATCTTATCGTGGCGCAGAGTATGTCCAGTTGGCGGTTGAGCCAGCGACCCCGGCGCCCGAAATTCCTACCGCTCGGCCAGGGCGTGGCCACTGGGTGGTAGCTGTGTTTTTATTTCCTTGACAATTAAATAAACATTTTGTTAAAAGTGCTATAAGAGGCCGGTAGTGGCCGTATGAGGTTTTATGAAAAACAAAATTGATATAGCACTTATCGTGGTCGTGTTTCTAGTGAGCGTGGCGTATGTGAACTGCCAGACTTTCAAGGCTATCCCGCCGAATACCAAGGCTTGTATTCAAGTCACAGCCGCCGTCCGCGGGCAGGCATACTGGTCGCCGCCCGGTGCACCATCCGTTCATATGGGGTTACGAAGCACGCTAATAACCTTGCGATTTATCAACTCACCCGAGGTCTTGCAGATGGCGTACACTGGGGCATTTGGCTACTACGAATTTCCTTACGTCGAACAATGCGGCCACACCTACGAGATAACCGCCGTGAACAAACACTACGACTTCGAGGACCCGGTTGTGATCTTTCAATTACCACCAACCCCGCCTGCCGATTTTGTCGAGATAAATTTCCGAGCCCAGTAAAATCGCGTAACAGAAAATTAGGACTGGCCCGGCTTGCATTTCGCGGGCCGGGTGTTATTATTTTTACGAGGTATTGCATTATGAATTTTCGTATTGATGTTTACCACCACTTTCCGAAATCGCACTGCGATACCGATTCGCTTAAGCTAATTTCAATTTTTCTAAAGGAGTACTCAGAAGATATGAGCCAAGCCATTGACAATTTAAAGACGGCTGTTGATTCCGATCTGGACGTTGACACCCAAGGACTCACCGACATGAACAGCGCGTTTGACGAACTCGTTACCGATCTGCAAGGGCTGCCGAATGCTGATGACGTGAACACCCAGGCGGGACGGGTGGCGGCGAATGCCTCCACTATGCGGGATGCTTTTGCGGCGTTCTCGACAAAGCTTCGAGACCTCGTGCCGACCGCGGCTGCCAGTACCGGTACGGATAACACCGGCGTTGCCGGTAGCGGTGTAGCCAACCCCGCCGACACCGAAGGGTAATTCGGTATTTCCTCGTTTTTCGTTTCTCATAGAGCCATGGAAACCCGGCCTTGTCACAGCCGGGTTTTTTCGTGCCTCTTGCAATGCGGGCGGGCCGGGTAGTAGAATGCACGCGGGCTAGCTGCCCGACCCGAACGCCAATAGTCTGACAACCTTGCAAGGAGCAAAAAGAGGAAATGGCAAAGCTACCACTCTGGACCCGCATCACTAACGTATTCCGTTCAACACCCACAGAGGCGCCCGAGGACAGCCAGCTAAGCGCGTTTGCTGGGGCCATCGTGACATCGGGAGGCAGCGATGATAGCAGTTTACGCGGGGTAAGCCCGCTCCCTCCACCTGTGAGCACGAACCGCGATACGAACCCGGTCAGAGGGTTAAGTGGCGCTCGGGTTTCACAGGAAAATCCAGACCAGTATTTCAGCGGTCTTGAGTCCTTTGCTATTTTCTCGAATCGGTCATACTGGAAACAGTTCTTCACTGCCGACCACATCAAGCTTTCAGATTTTGCAAAAATCGATCCGGACAAACTGGTAGAATTGCTAGCCGACCTATCGCCGGAATTGTCCGACGCAATTTGGAAATACCTGCTCATGACCAACCCCGGCCACGAGTGCGTTGCAAAACAGTCGGGTACAGACGAGCCCGATGATGCGGCGCAAATCGTGCTGGATGAAATGCTGGGCAAGCTAGGCCGGACCAACGGCACTATCGACGTTTTCTTTAACCGAATGTTTATGACCGTGGCCATACGGGGTAGCACGCTGGGCGAATTGATAATGGATGAGGCGGGCCGGGAATTCGTGGACATAGCCACGCCGGACACCCGCACGCTGCGCTATCGCCGGGTACTTGACCCCAACCGCGGCATCGTGTGGACGTTCGGCCAGATTCAACAGGGCAAGTTTGTACCGCTGGATATCCCCACAATTCGCTACGCTCCGCTCCACCCCATGCCGAACAGCATTGAGGGCCGCCCGTTGTTTTCCGCCAGCTTCTTTATCACGATTTTCTTGATGGCCGTATTGCGTGACTTCAAACGCGTGATTCAGCAACAGGGATACCCGCGGCTGGACGTGGAAATTGACTTTGATAAAATCCGGGACGCCATGCCCGAGGATGCTCAGAGCGACCCGGAAAAATTCGAGAAATGGGTAAACAAGGTGGTGGATGACGTCAAGAAAGTTTACTCAAGTCTCAAGCCGGATGATACGTATATCCACGCGACGGTGACGAAAGTAAATCAGCCGGTAGGGGCCATCAATACAAACTCGCTGTCGGCTATGGACGGACTGTTCAAGGCCCTCGAACGAATGTGTGCGCGGGCGATGCACACGATGCCGTTGTTGATGGGTATCACGGACGGCGTATCCGAGGCGAACGCAAACCGCCAGTGGGAAATTTACTCGAAAGGCTGCGAGATTATCCAGCACCTAGTAGAGAACGTGGTGGGGCCGCTGCTGCAGATGGGCCTTGAGGCTCAAGGTGTACTGGCAGATGTGGAGCTACGCTTTGCACAAATGCGGGCCGCGGAAAAACTACGCGATGCACAGGTGGAATTTCTCGAAACACAAACGGCCGTCACCCAGCGAAACGAAGGGTTTATAACGCAAGACCAGGCCGCCGTGAAATGTGCGGGTGTGAAAAACGCTGCGTTCCCCGGCCCGCAATATTCGGCGGTCGCGCCGGGTGCGGGTGGCGATGCGCCGGGCGTTGCCGGGCAAGGGCCGAATGGTGGAGAGTTGAAATCTGTCAATCAGGAAATGATGGATATCATTTGGAACCGTATCCGCACCCCGACCGGGGCCGAAGTTTCCGCCGTGGCGGAAATTTGGAAAGAGAATGCACCGGCGCCCGCGGTGGAACTGATTGACGCAACCGCAGCGGAAAATTAGATGAAATACAAATGGGACCCGCGGAAACGCCGATACGTTGACGAGAACGGAAAGGAAGTCTCAGCCAAGACCATTAGACGCTGGGCAGACGACTTTGCAGCCTCTATAGCTGCTTTGTATTTCGCGCGGGCAGCAGCGGTAGTGAACGCGAACAATGCCGGTACACTGACGCAAGACATATTCGCAGGCTGGGCAACGCAGACACGCCGCGATATCCGAAACTCACACCGGGCGGCGGCTGTTATTGCATACGGCGGGCTCGACCAAATGACGGATGCGGAGTGGCACCGGGCGGACCAAACCGTAAACCGTGAGCAAGGGTTTTTCGACACCTTCACCACTGGCCTCGTACTCGGGTCGGTTGAACTGGCCAGCCGGATATCCAGTAGAAGCGCCCAGTATGGCTCGGCAATTTATTCCACGTATGAAAACTCTGTACGCGACCGCGAGATAAAAGCCAACGCCGCGGCTGGCAATGAGGGCGAGGAACGCCGCGACTGTGCCGATGACCCAAACTCTTGCGAAGACTGTATAGATGCCGCGGCCCTTGACTGGCAACCCGAGGGCAGCTTGCCGGAAATTGGCGATAGTGAATGTGGCGGTAACTGTCGGTGCTTTTTCGAGACTCGAATAAAAGGCGAGGACTAAAGAAAATTCCGCTAGGGCGGAAAATATTTATGGACGCTTACAACGCACCAGCAGAAATGATGAAATTCACCCCCAGCGGTAACGGTTATTGTCGGCATTGCAACATGGTCTTGGGCCAGCGCGACCGGCGTAATTTCGTGTCCGGGCATTTCGATGATGCGGGCAATTTCTACCCCACAAATATCTTGATTGACTGCACAGCTTTCCGGTGTCCCAAGTGTTTCACCCGAAATAAATTCGTACCCTTCAAACAGCACCACGCATTTTCCGCTTGACATACCGCAACATATAGTGGTATCTCTCTTACTCAAGACAACTGGCTGGACGCTGAGAACTGCAGAGGGTATGACGCGTCATAAAAAGAGCAAATTTTACAAAATTAGCGGCTGCTCAAATTTGGGTAGCCGCCTTTTCTTTTCCGATATGTCAACGAAAAAAGATCCACGCACCAAGACGAACCCAAAACTGGATACACGCTTGGACCGCGTGAAACGCGACCCACGGAAAACAAAAGACAAGGCCCGGCCCGAACTGGATAGACGCCCGGCCTGCCCGAAATAAATTTTATGTCTACCGCGATAGAAACGCTTCGAGAGTTCGACTTGGAAATGCCGCCCATGCGGCACCACGGTTCGATTGCCCATCACACGCGGGCCGACAACTCAACGGCGATACCCGAGGACAAACTTTTCAGCATGTACCTGAAAAACCATGCTCTCACGGAAGACGTGACGCGAGACGAACTGTTTTTCTGGACTGCCGAAATTTCCAATTCCAGCCTGGATAGCTGGTTTACTCGGATGGCGAAAAACTCACTGGAAAATTACACCGCCGATGCAGCGGACCCCAGCGTAATGTTTCAGGATTCGCACGCCCGAAATGAACTCGGGGTAGGCCGGTCATTGACAGGGTCTATCGTGCTCGACGGCACCCCGCCCGCGGGCCTTGCGGCTGAGGATTATTTCCCCGTTGTGTATGCTGACTTTTTCGCCATCCGCGACCTGCAGCTTGGTAAAATGTCGACCAACGATTTTATCAAGGGTGTGCAGCGCGGCGTTATCAAAGACGTGTCGATCGGCTTCAAAGAGGGTGAAGGTTTTCAGTACACCTGCTCGTGTTGCGGGATGGATATGTGGGACTGGGATTGCCCGCACATTCCCGGCTACACCTACGACATGGTGGACAACCCGGACGCCGACCCCAGCGGCCAAACCACCCACGAAGAGTTGTGTTACGCATGGATTGAAAACGCCCGGCTGTCGGAGGTATCCGCAATCTATGATGGAGCAACCACGAATGCGATGGTAATCAAAGCCACGCGTGAGGCTCGGGCCGGGCGCCTCGACCGCAACACCAAAGAGTTTTTAGAACACCGCTACCGTTTCACCTTGAACACCGGGCGAAAACTATGGACTGGCGTGGACGTTGTCCGGAAGGTAATACGTGACAGCTTCACCGAGCCCGGCGACGAAAGCCTGATTCAAACCATCAACGACCGGCTACGACTTGACCTCGGTAGCGGCAATTTTACAAAGGAGCAAAGAGACAATATGTCGACTACACCAAATCCGCAGCCCGGCGCACCGGCTGCTGTTGATACGCCGATTGACTACACGCCGCAATTCCGTCAGGCCTGTGTCGATTTGGGAATTAGCATTGACGAGAAAGCGACTGCCCAGCAGTGCGTTGCCGCGATGCGTGCAGAGATTGAAGGGCTCCGCCCGGCGTCTCTCGAATTGAAGGAACTCCGCGGCCTTGAAATTGATGAGGCTGTGAAGGAAAAGATTCGGGCTCACGGCGACAAGACCGATGAGGCGAAGACGCGCAAGATGCTAGCCACGGCCGATATCGCCACCATCCGCGAATTCAAAGCGGAGTGGAAAGACATTGGCGACAAGCGTTTTGCCAAGGGCCGCTCGACAGTAGAGGGCGAGGACGGCGCTGAGGATGAGCGTACTCCGGAGGAAATAAAAGCAGCCGCGGACGCCGAAGCGAAAGCCGAGGAAGACCGCAAGGCAAAGGCTACAGGTCGCACCATGCCGTCAGTAGCATCCTACTCGGGCATCTAATTTTTCTGTTTTCTAAGCAAAGGGCGTTCGCGCGAAAGTTGCTCTCGCCCTTGAAAATTTTCAACAAAGGAGCAAAAAGAAAATGGCACAGCCAACCAGTGAGTATTTTGAACTTCATCCAATATACGTCACCTACAAGGCCGCGTCGGGCATTGTGTTCGACCGCACCCTTGCGGGTGGAAGCGCGAGCGTCGAGAAGACGGTTATGAAGACGGCCACGGACCGTGAAGTGGCCCTGGTGACAGCCGGGCTTGCGGTGTTCGGTCTTTTGAAAAAAGTCGAACCGGATAATTTCTGTTCAGTGCACGAGGGCCGCTACGTTGTGCTGCCCACGGACGGTACAGCCGTTGCCGTGGGCGATTATGTTGTAGGCGGGGCCACGGCCGGAACCGTAAAGACACGAACCGCTGAGGCGTTCTTGAACGCAAAGGTGGTTGCATTGGGTGCCGTGGCAAACACGGTCATCGTTCAGTTGTCGTAAATTTAGCGGGCTATAAAATCCGCAGTTTCTAAAATTCTAAAAAGGAGCAAAGAAAATGCCAACAGCAGAAACAACGCCACGAGGGCGTGCCCGCCAAATTTGGGATGGCTTCGATGGAACCAAGTTCTACGAAGAGGCCTATTCGCGTGGTATGAGCCTTTCAGCGTATCTCGAATCTCTTGACCCATCCGACGAACATACTGGCGCGGACGCCACGATAGACGCGTTTGGGCGTGTATGTAGGGCGGCGTCTATCGTACCCAAGACTGATCCGGTAGGTGGAATACGGGCGTCTACATTGGAGGATATTTCCGCCGATGATAAGGCCCGTGCTTTGGTTCCCGAAATCGTATCCCGAGCTTGGCGCCGGGCTGTTCACATGACCAGTCAGGAACGTATCACGCTCTCAAGCGACTACCCCACCGGTTCGTACATGAACCAATTCAGTTACCCCGGCGTTCGATATCCGCTGTTGCAGGCGGCCATCACCGTCGCGGACTTGGTTGCGTTCCAAACCGGCATCGACGGAACCACGTATCGCCCGTTCTACATGGACGATGCACTGACGGGCCGAGCCCGCGTTTCTGAGGCGACGGAAATCCCGGCCGTTGTCATCAAGGGCCGTGAGAAGACCATCGACTTGCTCAAGTATGGTGTTCGAATCGATACCTCGTATGAGGCGCTTCGACGCATGCCAATTGACCAGTTGGCATTTCATATTCAGCGAATCGCAATTTTCACCGAGGCCCAAAAGGTCGACAAGCTGGCGGACGTTTTGACGAATGGTGACGGCAACGCCGGAACCGCGGCAACCGTTTATAACCAGTCGACACTGGGCACCACGTCCGGTATCGCAAACTTCAACTTGAAAGCGTGGTTGTCTTTCAAAATGAAGTTCCTCAATCCCTATACGTTGACCACGGCCCTTGCCAACGACAGCATCGTGCTGGCGCTGTATTTGCTGAACTCCGGTTCCGCGAATATTCCGCTGGTGATGTTGGGCGGGGCGTTTGCTCAGCAACAGGTATCGCTCATCAACCGCGGCCTCGCGGATGGTGTCGGTGCCGGTTGGCTGGCATCGGTAGCGGCGAACACCACGCTAGCATTCGACAAACGGATTGCCGTGGAGCGTATCTTTGAAACGGCGGCCACGATTCAGGAAGTGAAGCGATGGGTCGAGCGCCAAGTGGAGTCGGTCGTGCTGTCCGAGGTTGAGGGCTACGCGATTGTCGACCAGAACGCGGTCAAGATTCTAAACCACGCTGCCTAACGTTCGGGCCATCTAGTGCGTGGAAAAAAGCCGGGCGCGTGTAGACGAAATATGCGCGCCCGCAACTTTCTAAGTTTTGAAAAAGGAGCAAAGAAAATGGCAGAGACACAGGAACCAACCAAAGACGCGGGCGCTCAAGGTGCCCCGGCGTCCACTGTACCCGAGGAAACCAAACAGGAACTTATCTACGTTGTCAGCACGTTACCTACCGCAAAAGACGGCGGTAGCCCGCTGGCATTGCATGAGAAAAACGATGCGCACCCGGACGGCGAAGCGTTTATAGCGGGGTCGAAAGCGGTGCTGGTCGCACCGACCGCTGCGGTGCTTGCGAAAATCACCAGTGGTGTACTACGCAAGGCAAATGGCGGCGAAGTAACTGCGTTGAAAAAGGCATCCGCTGCTGCCGACAAGGCGACCGAGGAGGCTTAATCAATGCCAGGCTTACCGGATTTTGGACAGGCAGAATTTGATGCGGTACGGGCCGCCGTCGACCTACGCTTAACCGAGGACTCTTTGTCGAATGAAACCATTGGGCAAGGGATATTCGAGGGCGAGGGCCGCCGATACGTAACGTCCGCAATATCCGAGGCCATCATTGACACCAACCTTGAAATAGCAAAAAATATCGCGGTTTTACGGACGGCGGCGCTGATTCTGCCCAGCCTGCCTTCCGTCACCCGCGAGGAAATTCCGGGCGGTATGATGTGGTTTGAACCGCGGGAGGTTTTAAAGGCTGCGGCGGAGCGCCAGAAAGAGGCTGAAATTTTGCTTGCCGTATTAGAGGCTCTTGATCCAAGTGCCACCACGTTGGAAATACCGACGATGTTCACAGTAGGAAACGCACCGTGTCAATAGATGAGCTATACGAACTTTTCAAATTTAGAATCCCTACGTTGCAAGCGGCACGGTAAGGACAGTACGCTTACACTTTTATCAAAGGCGGTCGGCGGGTATTCGGTTTTAGGGGTTCTGACCAAGCGTTTTTTTATCGGGCGGAAATTCGCTACCCAGCAAGGTGCCTATATCACTATTCTAACCGCAGACCGGCCAGACGCACTGGCAGCCACAGCGAAAGACCTGGCCTTTGTAGATTTATTTCAACCGGCTCTCGCAGGCTCGATGCGTTACCGGGTGAGTGCCGAGACACGACCCAGCACGATAGAAGTCCGTTGGGTTTTGGAATTAACAGCAGCTTTCAACGATACGTCGGCAATTATTTAGATGTTAAGTTTTCGCACAGAATTCAGGGCCCCACAGTTCGACAAGCCAGCGTTCTACCGCAACGCCAACGAGCTAGCTGATAAATCCGCGGAGAGCTATGCGAATTATCTCAAGCTTGCCATTGTGCAATCGAAGGCCATTGCCAGCGGGCAAACGCTTCATTCCGTCAAGGCGGAAAAGTTTGATAACTCCGGTGTGAATTTATTGCGCCGTGCCGTCACCGCAAAGAAGTCTTGGTTCTGGATACAGATAGGCCGGGCCGCGGGAAAGAAAATGCCGGTGCGGGTGACGGGTACTAATGCCAGCGGCAAACCGATATTCGAGCCCTTACCGGAAATGCTCAGTTGGTTCCGGACAATGAACATTCCGCGGGCCGCATGGTTCCCGATTTTGCTTGCGATAAAACGGCGCGGGATAAAGCCTCGGGACATTCAAGGCATGGCCCTACGGACAGCCAAGCCGCGGGTTAAGGAACTCGCAAAACAGTATGCAGCGAAAATCGCTCAGGACCTATTTTCCAAAGGACCCGGCCCATTGCCTGGCCCAACCATTTAAGACGGCCCACGGGCCTGCAACGCGTTCCTGTGACTTATGCCAGCCTACGTCGACATCACTAATTGCGATCACACCGAGTGGAAAGATGTGCGCGAGGCCGTCGCAGCGGTAATTGCCCTGGTATGTCCGAACGCCCGGATACATTCCGAGTGGGTGCTTGAATTCGATACATCAACTGGGCTCGGGCGAACCACCACCTTACTACGAGCAGAAAGCGGGCCCGACGCGGGCAAGGTCCATGCATGGATAGTGGGGTTTAATTCGATAGCCCTTGAGCGTGGCGATACCGGAGATTTTGAGTATGTGGGCGGCGCCAAATTCCACTACGATTTAATGCTGGACGTGTGGGGTTTCTTTGATTACGCGGGCCTTGAAAATGCTTGGACAATGGCTGAGACTGAGGCCCGGCTTATTGTAGCGGCCATATTCCGAAACCTGACCCTCGGGACGGAAAACAAATTCATAGTGCGGGCCGAACCACCAGACTTTCAGCAAGGCGATGTGGTGCCGTTCAGCGAGGGCGAAAATTTGATAGTGATGCAGGGTTTAATGAGAGTGAGAATTTTAGAAGAGCTATTTATTCCGTAAAGTTTTTTGAATGCCATGTAGCCAAGAATCGCGTTCGGGCAACTTGGTAAATTTTTCCAAAGGAGCAAAAAGACAATGGCCGAAAGTACCCTTAGCCAAACTGCCATAGCATTCAGCACGTTGCCGGAAACGGTCTATAACACAATGTTTGTGCTGGCTGCGAATTATACTTCTATCGTTACCCGAGCCCGAGCGTTCCCGTTGCCGTCGAATGATAAAGGCGATGACATGGGCGTGATAGGGCGCGGTTCCAAGTCAATGTACCCAAGCCTGCAGACCAGCGGTTTTCTTTCGCCGGTGGCCATCGAAATTCAGGATAAGGTTAATGTTGGCTCATTCGTGAATCTATTGACCCGGTTCATGGGCAAGCCGGAATTGGTTGGCGATATCCAGGTGGTGGAAACTACCATCGCGAAACGCCATCACTACTATGAGCAAGACCCGGACGTACTCACCCGGCAACTGCCTGCCAGCGATATCGTATATCGAAATAACGGTTCCGATTTTGTGTACGGCGGCATGTGTGGCAGCAGCTTGCAGCTTCAACAAACCGGCGTAGCAGACCCGATGTATACAATTCAGGAAGTCGGCTCGGGTTTATACCAGCGTATCCGGGATATATCGCCCGCATTTGGAACGCTTACCGACCCGGCCTCCGAAAACTGGATGCTCGGCCCGGAGTCCCGCGTACTTTACACTGACCCAAGTGCCACCCGCACTATCACGGCCAACCGGCGCATGAAGTCTATTAGCTTTACGGCAAACAACAATCTTGACACCAATGATCTACGGGCCGGGGCCTCGCGCGTGAACGGCACAGCGTGTCCTGGGTCGGGATGGTATAGGGACTTTTTGCTGATGGGCGACAAGACGGCGACCGTCGAATTCCGCGTTACCACGGATGACAATATGTTCGAGTGGTTCTCTGCTCAGAAAGATGAACTGATAACAAATTTCACGTGGGATATGCGCGGGTATTGCATCCCGACCACCGCGGCGAACAACCAGTATATGGTGACAGTGAAAATCGCAAAGTCATATTTTCGCACACCTCGGGGTGGCGATGATAACAACACGCTGATTCAGGACATCACCGTATTCCCTGTCATTAACCCGACCTACTGGGGTGTGTACAAATTCGAGGTTGTTAACGGGTCGGCTGTTATTGCACAGTAAGCACGGACGTTTTATTTTTCCACGTTGTCTTGCAATCAGCCGGGCAACGTGGTTTATTCGCAAAAGGAGCAAAACCATGACCGAAGAAAAACCAGTTGAAAAAGTTGAGCGAGATCCGGCGATCGGTTCGGAGATTCAGGCGAATGATTTTCAGCCGGATGGAACTGCCAAGCATGACGGTATCATTGAGCGTGGACAAATGGACCGCAAAATTATGACGGGCGAGGCACCCGCAGCGGAGTATATGCCGAAGTCCGAAAGGGAATATATGGCAGCCCATGAATACGTCGAGGCGCCTATCCCGCCACAACTCGACGGCGAAACAACAGAGCCTGGTATACTGCCCAGAAAACTGGTTGAAAATATACCCATACCGGCACCAGCAGTTTCCGCCACGGCGGAAAAAACTACAGACGGCGATACGGATTAAATCCCGACCCGCCCAAATTCAAAAAGGAGCAATAGCGAAACTATGTCGAATACCCGGAATGAATCTGCTGCTGCAACGGCGGAAGCCCCAGCCGCAGCCGACACTTCACTGGCTGTTACTAACAACGGCCTTTTCCCGTTTGACCGTCCGCCCGTCGTTACACTCAAGGACGGTACAATTCACTCTTTCCGTTTGCCCACCCGCGAGGATGAGCAAAAGCGCGAGGACCGGATGAAATCCGTTATCATCACCAGCCCGGCCCGCATCAACGGACAGAACCCCAAACAATCCACTACCGATTATTCCAAGGCGGAAATCGGTTATTACGAAGACCTGATAGAAGAAATTACTGGTTTTGTTTTGTCCGAGGGCGACAACCCGGCCGAACCGATTCAGGCAAACAAAGTGATTGACGAGCGGACCGACGAAAAAGGAAAGCAAGTCAATGTGACAGTTGGCGACCTCGTACCAACGAAACATAAACGCGCGGCGGCGGCCCGAATTTACGGCGGAAAGATTGCTGTGGATAAGCCGGACGCGGTCGACAAAGAAAATGCTGTCGAGGGCGAAGAGCCCAAGGCCATGCTTATGATTCGAGCCCAGCGGATGATTACCGTTAAGCACGATGTAGGCAGCGAACAGCAAGACGATGGCACGATGAGTGAACCTACAGCCCGCGTGCTGTATGTTTTCCGGGAACCCCAGGCAAAGCACCTTTCCCAGTGGGAAACAAAATGCTTCAACGGTTTCAGTTATGGACTGAACGGCGGCGGTACTCGCGAGGAACGCACGTTTAATCTCAAGGCTACCGAGGCCCTTTTCGATTCGCTGATTGAAAGCGTAGAGGGTGCCAGTCTGGACGGCCAGCCGGTAGATGTTCGTATTCCGGAACACAAGGCCCGGATACCGCTTTCTTTGAAAAAGACCACCGTCACGTTGATGATGGGTGAAGTGATGGCCGACGTGGGAAACTAATCAAAGCGTTCGAGGAATTCATGCTGAACAGAGCGCGCTCGACTTTTCGGCTGAAACCCAAAGAACGCTGCCCAGGTGAAATCCTATGTCAGACCGACCCTCTTGATGGTGTCCTCTCGAAAATGCCCAGCGAAACGCTTGAGACTTATTGCAAGCCGGGCCGCTGCAAATTCTACTGGACGAAAGAGGGAACCACGCCGCTAGAATATAACGGTATGTTTGAGGCGGCGATGATATTGCGGGAGTCAAGACTTGGCGAACTCAGAAGTCAATTCGGATATTATGAACGCACGCTACCGGGGTGGGCCATTGAAGCTTACAAGGCGGCTGAGAGGGCTTTCCGCGTTGCTGAAAACGAAATATCCGCCGAAACTCCCGAAGAGCGCGAGGCCGGGGAAAATGGCCGGTCGTTTACCGATGGTGGTGATTCGGACGCCTTCGCCGGTCTCGAACGTAGGATACGCGAGGCGCGCGAGGCCGCGGAGGAAAAGCCGGACTGGGAACGGATACTTGACCAGCAACCGCATTTACCAAGTGAAATAATTGAGTTTATGCGGATTCACTCGGAAGAAGGATGAAACAATGGATAATGATGAAAAATTATTAGAAATCATCAACCCTCTCACCCGTGGGAGTCTCATTATCCGAGACATGACGTTCGAGATTGAAGAACATCGGCTGTCAATCAAGAAAGCTTTCGAATTAATACAAGACGACCCACATCTCACTATTATTTTAAGGATGGCCGTAAAACTTCGAGAGATATCAGCAGTATTAGAGAGGGAGTGAAGGTATGCAGAGTGCAACGGCTTCGGCTGTTATAAACATAATTATAAACAGTTCGACCGCGGCGGCGGGTGTGGCCGGTGTCACCCGGCAGTTCGCGCTAATCGAAACCGAAGCCAAGGCACACGCCATCCGAATGAACGCCATCTTTGCAACCATCGGCTCGGGCGGGCCGAGTAGTGTATCGAATGCTTTTGCGGGCCTGGCCGTCGCTTCACCCGTGGCGGTTCAGGCAACGAAGGCTGGCCTATCCGATATGGAAAAAGAGGTTGCAGCGAGTGCCAAACGCGTTGCAGCCAACCACGCTGCCAGTACCCTTGCTATAGCCGCGTCTGTCAAAACCAATACCGATTTTGAGATACGCGAGGCCAAGCGATACGCGACCGGGTTTATAAACGAAATTGGAAAGGGATCGACCGGCGCCAAGGCATTCGGCCACGTCGCGGAGTCTGAATTTGCCAAAGCGAAAGAGGGTATAAAGGAAGCGGCCCGCGAGGCCAGCAATCTTGCCTCGGAATTCACGGGTAGCAAAATGAGCGGGGCCGCATCCCGCATCACGTCATTTGCAAACGCCTTGACCGGGTTGGGCTCAGCCGGTTCCGCGGGTGTTGCACTGGGCGGTATCGCGGCGGTGACGGTTGCGGCCGCGGGGCTGGGTACGGTGTTGTTTGAACTGTTACACCATGCTGCGGAAACCGGCGAATCGTTTCACAAGATGAGTCTGCTTACCGGCCTATCCGCCGAGGCTGTTTCTACTCTCGACTTCAACGCAAAACTCATCGGTAGCAGTTTGGATAATCTGACGCTACCCATGAAGACGTTTACTGTTTTGCTGGCAGACGCCCGTGGCGGTTCCGACAAGGCCTCGGAATCTTTACGCCGGTTGGGTGTGAAAGACCTGACAGATGTAGATAAAGCTTTCGATCAGGCTGTTACCCACATCAACGCGAATACGGATGCAATCGAGCGGACCAAAGAGGCTACCCTTGCTTTCGGTTCCCGAGGCGTTCGAAACATGTTGCCGTTGCTGGATAAAATGAGCGGGGGATTTTTGGATGCTATTAAAAACGCCAAGGCGATGGGTGTTGTTCTGTCGGAGGACGATGTTAGGGCCGCTGAGGAATTCAATAAAACCCTCCATACCGTTGAGGTTCAACTAGGTCTTGCGGTTGATAAATTCGCCTTGACCTACGGCCCGATGGTGACAACTGAACTGCAAATACTCAGCGATTCATTAGGTCGAAATCAAGATGAGTGGAAGGCGTGGGGTAAAACGGTCGGCATTATGATAAACAATGCCGTATTGCTCACTCGTGATTTTGTTGCATCAGTTGAGTTGGTGAACAATGCTTTGTTAAAAATGACTGGTCAAGGCGACGGTACAAGCTTTGCAGACATGTGGGAAAAGTGGAACAAAGCTAGCGATCAAGCCGAAGCTGATTATTTAAAAGCAGTTCAACGAATGAACAATCCGGTTGGGCATATCGGCGCAGAGCTAGGTGGTCGGGGCAGACCGGGCGATGTCATGGAAGTACCGGGCGCGGTGCCTGACGTCACAAGCCACAGCACGAAATTGGATGCTGCCATGAAGCGGGCCTTGTCCGATAAAACAATGGCCGATTTTCAGGCGGCCCTGAGGAAACTACCCGACCCGCTGAAACAGCAAATCCTAGCCTCTGCGGCCCAGTACGGTATTCCTGAGGGTATCGCGTTGGCTCAGATATTCAGCGAGTCCACGTTTAAGCCGGGCGCGGTTTCGCCATTTAATACAAACGTGGGTTCAAGTGCATACGGACTTACCCAACAACTACCAGCCACGGCCAGCAGACTGTTGCACCGCAACGTGACGGGTAAGGAATTGACCTCGAACACCAAGACTGCCCTTAGTGCTTGGGGCATTTACATGGACAAACTCTTTGATGAGTTTGGCGATTGGGAACTGGCAGCGTTCGCCTATCACAATGGCGAAGGTGCGGCCCGGAAATTTCAGAAAATCCTTGCCACAGGCGATACCGAGCGAATAAATAAATATGAGCAACAGCACCCCGCGGGCATTTCGTATATGAAGGAAATCGGCGCACTGGGCAAGGTATCCGGCGATGCTCGATTCCAACGCGGTACGCTAGCTCCATACGCCAAAGCATTGATGATGCAGAGGCCGAGCGGTATTGTAGAGGCCGGGCCGAACTCGGGTGTAAATGAAATGACACCGCTGGCCCGGATGACACCGGACGCGGAATATCTCAACAGTTTGCGTGAAGGGCTGAACATCGAAAACAACGTTGAATTGACCGTATTGAAAGAACGAAATGCGCTGGCCGCAATCAGCACTATTTTGGAGAGTCAGGCTGTTAATCGACGGGATGCCCTCGCGCAAAATAAAATTGACCTCGGGGTAGCAAAAGGCCGGTTAGCTGCAGAGGAAGCGATAGAAAAATTCGAGCAATCGAAGACCGACCAAATCAATGAGCAGAAAAATATCCAGCGGGATATGCTGCTTTTGCAAAAGCAAAATGCCGACAGTGATTTTGTTCAGCAACGCCGGGCGAACCAAGCCGCGGCGGAACGGTTTGACCTCGAAAAACAAATGTCGGACCTCCACGACCAGGAGGCGATGGCCGAGGTTAACCAGGCTCTTTTTGTTCGCCTATCGACTGAGAAGGAAATCTTCAAAATCCATCAAGAAGACCTTTCCGCCCAGCAAGACGCCGCCGCCGCCTTGGTACGGATCAACGATTCTCAAACCATTCATTACGATAAGGCGAACGCGGCGGTGTTGCAGCACATTGCCTCGGTAAAGTCGATGACGGATATCTATGCCGATGCAAAGATAGGAATAGTCGACAAGGTATATGGAGGCATCGATCAACTCACTTCGAAGTTGACTGCAAAGCTACCATTCATTGGGTCGATTTTGGGGTCAATACTTGCGGACGTTCTAAAGCTGGCCGTAAACAAAATCTTTATGAAGTTGCTTTTCCCGGAAAGCAGTCCAGTGGCTACAGCCGCAAGCGGAGGCGGAGGCATCCTCGGCCAAATACTTGGAGGCCTGGGTGGAATTTTTGGAGGTGGTGCGCCGAGTGGTACTCCGCCGTTTATCGGTGGCCTAGGTTCTAGCGGTTCGAGTGGTTCTCAGGTTTCCGCGTCACAAATTCAACATCTGCTTGGTCTGGATACAAGCGGCGGAAATCGCTTTGGCATTCCTCTTGGCGCAGGTATCACACCCCCAAGCGGAAGTCCGGGCGGCGGCGGGTTGGGCGGGTTGCTTTCTGCTCAAGGTATCGGTTCTGCTGTCTCCACTTTAGGCGTATCGGCTGTGATTGGTCTTTTCATAGCGTCGTTGCACGCAAGTTCGCCGCTGAAAGGCTTAGCGATGGGCGGGTTGGTTGGTTTGATTGCTGGATATATAAACCGCACAAAATTACGCAGACAGGAAGAGGTAGAGAGAACCACAATTCTCACCGACTCCAAAAAGCAAATGCAGGCCATTATCGACGCCCTCCGTGGTGGCAATCTCGACTCAACCTCGGCATTGGCTCAGGCTCAGACAATACGAGATAGCTATATTCAACAGGTGAGCGCGTTGAAAGATAAAAAGACCCGGAACATTGCATTGGCAACTGTCCGTGAACTCGACCAAATGATTGAGCAAATTAAAACCGAAGGGGCTCGGGCCGATTATGCTAAGGCTCAGCAAAATGCATTCGTACCTACGTTCGCGCAAGGCGGTTCGGTTGATTATGTTTCACAGCTATCCGCGACCAGTCGGGCTAACTCGGATGACAACGTGGTGGGACTGTTCAATAAACGGGAAACCGTAATTACGCCGATGAATTATTTCGCACTCGGCGGAAATATTGCTATGAAGCGGGCCGGGGTCCGTGGGGCCGGAATGGCCAACGGCCCGGCTAGCAGCAGCAATGCAAACTCAGCCTATAACGCGTACTCTCCGAACATGAGCGGCGGCGGCAACGCACAGCCGAACATTCAGGTGATAGCTTTTGCGGATGAAGACACGGCGGATGCCTGGGTAAATAATTCTCGGTCTAAGACGGTCGCTACAAAAGTCAAGGTTGCTATTCGATATGGTCAGGACAACAAACTTCTCAACGTAATCGAGAAGGGTTTAGCGGGGGATTTTTAATACAAAATGGGTAGACTGCTTTCACCATTTCTAACTTCCTTTTTTGCCGACCGGGCCGCTGCGGACAATCGAGTGTATAACACGGAATTCGCACTCGATATTACGCTCCGCACTGGCGGCAACCTCCGACTTGGAACAAAGGATTTAACCCTCTCCACGTGGACCTATCGCGGGGCCAGTGTTGCGTTTGCACCCGCCCAAACCTACACGGGAAAGCTTTCCGCCGTGCCGGAAATATTTTATTCGCAAGACAGCACCGCTGATGGGTCGGGTGTGTTTGACGCTATCAATCTCGACTACCTGTTGAGTGCCATTATTCCGGAAGTTCCACGGGTGTTGGATAGGGCGGAAATTATCGGATACATCTGCTACCCGAAAGATGATGGCAGCTATGAGGGTCAGATATTCGGTAAAGGGTTTTTGCGACTGACTGAGGGTGACGATCAGGTGGCGCACCTGTCCTACGTATCCGACATTACTGACAAGAGTGTTTTGATGGGCAGCCACGAATTAACCCAACGGTGTTTGAATGTCTTTCAGGTAATCGACCCATTACGCCGATCATGGTGCGGGGCCGCGAACGATACGAATATTCCGGGCGGCTCAACATGTTCACTGGTATTCGATGATGTGGACAACGGCTGTATATTTTGGGGTCAAGAGGCGACGTTTCAAGGCGTGTCGTTTTTCAACCCGAATGCTGTACCCGGATACGGCGGGCCACTGGGCGGCGGTGATATCAACCCCGGAGGCGGCGGTGGTGGTCAGGGCGGGTGTTGTGATGAGGCCGGTTGGTGGCTATTCTCGGACGGTCTTTGGCGCGGCGGCGAAAATGTGAAAGAGGGTGTGGCTTTATTAGACCAACGCGGACGTATAGGGCTCGTTACACATGTCGAAAGGCTTTGGGCTGAATACCGGTATCTAGTGACTGCCTCGGGCGGTGCACAGGTGATTTGTAGCGTCGACCACCCGCTGATTACTAGCCTTGAGGATGAGACGGGAACCCCGGCCCTCGAACTATATGGAAAATCCAAAAAGGATTTAAACCAACGGGTAATTGAATACGGCACGCGCCCAACACTCAGCCGGTATAAACTCGAACCGGCCCCGAGCGGGTGGGTGTTGAAAATATCTCTTTCAGGCTCACGACGGCTTTACATCGCCGGTACGAAACCAGGCTCTGGCATTGTGGGCCACAATAAAATTTCACCCTACGATTGGCCGACTGGATAAATTTATGGCAGGCAGATTTGTACTCCGAGGCGAAGGAGACCAAAACAACCCCGTGGCACCAATGCTGTATTGGCTAGGTGCAACGCAGGGCCGGTTAGTGGCGTATGTGTCGGGCGGGACTGGTGGTCGTACAGTGTTCCTTGCGATTCTGTCAAAGGGAGCCCGGTTCATTGGCGATACCGGCTGCAATAAACTCATCAAGATAATGTACTCGGGGTTCGACCTTCCCGAGTTCGACAGCAGCGGTGTACGCAATTGGAAATTCCACCCCGGAACCATTCCCACGCCGCCAACCTACAAACCAATCACCGTCGTTAATGCTACGACAAACACATTCACATCACCGGCTCACGGGTACGCGAATAACGACCTCGTAGCGTTTCAGAAACGCGGCGCGGATGCCATCGCAAAACTACCTACTCCGATGATTGTTCACACGCAGTATGTGGTGAAAAATGTCACGACCAACACCTTTACGCTGGAATTTGTCGGCGGCGGAGTGGTCGACATTACAGACGTGGGCGTGGGTGTCGGGACGCCGTCAAAGGTTTTTGTTTACGCGGCGAATAATATCGGTCTGTTCGATCCGATACAAGGCCGCCCGGAAATGTTCCCGGCTCTTAATTTTCCGTTTCCTGGTCTTTCATATATCGAGATGAGGTTGCCGGTTGAGCTATCTACCGGAACCGATGAGCCAACGAATCTCGAAATAGTGATGGATGGAAAGCTGGTGTACGACCACAATATTGTGGGCGGTCTGCTGGCTCCGACCGGCCCTCCAATCTCGGCATCGAACAACGCTCTGATATCTTTAGACTTTCTAAAGAATGACGGCCTCCGTCCATACTCGCGTTTTCATGCTCCAAGCTGGATAGACTGGCGCGACCGTTGCAATGGAATAATTCACTGGGTCGGTGGGAATAATACCCCAGCTACGCCCAGCAGTTTCCCAACCCTGAGCGGTGTTACATACGACCCACTGACTGCAAAACTTACTCGTATCTCGGGAGGCACGGGACGGGCAGTAACACAGCCTTTTCCGCAGGGCAATTTCTCGACTGAATTCACTTACCACGGCAACCTAGTTGGTGACATGGGGGCCGCCTTCCATACAGATGCCGCGGGCGTGTCGGTTCCGCACTGGGGTGTGATTATTTTACCGAACGGGCAACTGCTGATAACCAATGGTATCACCACCCAAATAGCCGGGCAGGTGAACCCCAGCGACAAGGTAAAGATTGCCTGGGAATATGGAGTTTTCAAGGCGTATATCAACAGCATTCCGCTTACCATCACCTTGACCATTCCAGCCCAGCCCTCCGTCGACCTTTACGCGGATATCCGGTTGAGTACAAACGTAGGGCAATTCGTTGACGGCATCCTGATACAGCCCGCTGGAACAAACGCACAGCCGCGCGACATTCCGCGGTTCCGCGGTGGAGTGGTAATCTCCGACCCGACCCCGGTAGGTGATGTTTTCGAGACGGAGATAGCCCTCGCGCCCGGCACAAGCTGGCAAGATATCGACGGCGAAATTGTTGTCCTACCCACCCCGGCCCGAACGCCGGTCTTTACGTTTAATGCGGACCCCGGCTCTTCGACGCCAACGAACTGCTCACATATCAATGTGTTGAATAACGACCCAAGCAGCGCGCCGAACTATTACCGTTTCAGTTATCGCGATGCCGATGACCCCTTGCTGCGCACCAAATATGTTTTCACCGACCGGCCCGAACACCGCCAGACCTACGGCCTAAATCAAACGCCGATAACGCCGTATGGCGTGCTGGTACAGTCGCAGATGGAACGAATAGGTGAGAGCCTTGCGCGGTTGAAAACCGACCTACCGTTTGGTTTTCAAATAGAGGGTTTTCTGGATTCGGTTCAGGTGGCCAAGGGCGACTTTGTAAATGTAGTATCCGCCGAGGCCGGATACCCCGAGGGTGCCCCGGCTTTGTGCATGGTCTTGCGCGAGGCATTCGAAGAAAACTCCGATGTTGAGGGCCGAAATTTCGACGTCCGAATAATCACGCCTACCTACTATTCCGACACCGACCACGGCATGGTAACACCGCTGGGGCACACGAATATTTCCGCCAATTTTCTACCACCTCCGCCCGTGAGCAGCCTTGTGATTGTCGAGAGCGGGCACCAATTACGCGACGGCACTTTTGTTTCGACCATTGAGGGCACCGCGCAATTCAGTCTGCAGCCGAATCAACGTGGGCGGATATGGTGGAAGCAATTACCCGGCGATGGCAACGTGGTTGTACCAAACAACGTTACCGACAAATTCACCATCCCGGCCGGTAGTCTGGCCGCGGGCCTAGTAGGGCTGCCTGTGTCCATTGTGGCCCCTGTGGGCGGTGCATTGCCCGCGGGCCTTGACCCGTTCGCCCAGTACATTTTCTTTTTCACAGGGACGGCCTACGAGCTTCACGACCTCGGCGGGTCGCCGGTCACTTTCACGGACAACGGCACCGGCATTATTCGGCTGTTCGCTTTTTCAGATTGGATAGCCCTTGACCAGTTCGTAATACCTGACCCGTCAACCGGCCTCGGGGTGTTTGAGATTCTCAGCACACCCCACGGGTTCTACTACGTGCGGGTTGTCGCGGAAACACAGCTAGGGGTTTCCAGCGGGTTCAGCCTGCAGCCCTATGCGGCCCTTGACCTTTTGGGCGATGCGTCGATACCAGCCCCACCGTCGAACATCACAGTGCTGTGGGACGGCGTTATAGCCACTTTCAATTTCGACCCGAGCCCGTCTTTGAACGTGGGCGGGTATCAGGTGACGGATGATTTAGGAAACGTCATTCGACCATTTATTAACAGCTTGGGGTTTGCTGAAACTATGCAATCCTCAAGGGTAGTGAGGCGGGTCTATGCTGTTTCGCGTTCGGGTATTCGAAGCACCGGCTTTGCCTCACTCACCTTTTCCAAACCACTACCGACTAACTGGATAAACCCGGTCGGCGGCGTTGTGGACCCGGATGGCTCTTTCCGAAAGACCGCGACGGACGGGTTTGGTAATTGCAGCATAGGCATCAACAACGACATTCTCACCAGCGAAACACCCGCGGAAATATTGTGGAATGTCAATGTGGTGAATAAGCGGAAATATTTCGGGGTGACGGAGGGAGCGGCCAACGGGTGGAACCTTGCGGACTATCGCGTAGGTTTGAAGTTTCTGGATGATGGAACGGTGACGGCGATTTGGGCCCTCGGGGTTAGTTCGTCTTTGCTCGGCTCTTACAACGTTGGAGAAAAATGGTCGCTGGTTTTCACCCCGAGTGGCACTCGAGACTCGCCAACGGTGAGCGTGGTCAGGCGGGTGCTTACCGGAACGGCGTATGTGGCCACGACCATGTTCACATTCCCGGCTCATGCGTTGGAGTACCCTGCCAGAATTGTAGCGGGCCTTTACAATGTCGGTAGTTCATATCTGCCTACGTTTCAAATTGGCGGAACGCTGGTGCCGGATATTGGAGTGGTTCCCGCTATCACCGTTTTGCACAACGCCAGTTATAGTTTTGGTGATTTAGCCTTTGTCAATCTCAGCGATACATTGAACGGCGGAGTGACCCAGGACTTTATAGAAGCCAACCACGACGGCGCTTTTAGTTTTCTGACAGATGGGTTTTCGTCACAGGGTTATGTGATGCTGGACCCGAATCCGATTTTCACTCCACCGGCCCCGACCGGTTTTCATATTTGGTTCAAAAGCGATATGACCATTCTCGTGCGGAACGGCGCGACTGTCTTGGCTACGCTTGCCAACCAAACCGCCCTTGGAGATTCATGGAGATTTTCCCGCGAGGGCGGGGCTATCGTTATCCGGCGCCACGGTTTTGGCATTCAGTATGTTTACACGGGCGGCCTTGCCACGGAAAGACTCTACCTGTCGGCCAGTCCGCTAGGCGGCGACTTCAATCAACTCGCCTTCTTTGAATCCACGGACTCATCGAACCCGGCGATAACGAACGTACAGAACGTTTTCATGGGCAAGAACCGGGTAGATGACATTCCGCAAATGTCCATCACCAACCCGCAGCCGGGACAGGTCTTGCAGTTCAAAGATACTAAGCTGGTGATAAACAGTTTTGCTACGCTGTCGGCCGGTAGCCCGGTACTCAGCGGCGGGCCGAACAGGATTCTTTACGAGGACGGCTCATCGAATTTAGCCACCAATGCGAACTTTGTATTTGATGGCACGAATGTAGGAATTGGGACTGCCTCACCCACACGGCGGTTGCATGTTAAGGGCACGGGAACTACCAGCGGTGTTAAGAATTTTCAGGTTGACAACAGCGCCGGTTTACAACCGTTTACTATTCAAGGCGACGGGAATGTAAATATTGGGGCGACCGCAAACCCGTCTAATAACAGCAGGGTGTATATCCTCGGCGGTGCCAATGGAGCGAATGTCGATGTCCGTGGAAATGCAGGCTCGTTTGTTGACCAGGCGACCATCGAACTTGAGGGTAACGATTACGACACCACTGTAAAATCCACGTATCTACTATTCCGTGGAAGCACCTATACCGGAAATTATATGACCGGTGTTCCTAATGCAAATTTAGGCGTGCTTTTATTTGGTGGTAACACGTCGTTAATTGCAACCGATTCTACGGATTTATTATTTGCACCGGCCTTTGGGGAAAAGGGAAGGTGGAAGGCGGGTGGCGATTTTGGAATAGGCACGGGCTCGACGGTTTCCGCAAAGCTTCACGTGATTAAAACCACGGAACAATTTCGGGCCGGGTATGACGCCTCGAACTATTGCAATATAGTTGTGGGCTCCACTGGTATCGCAACACTCGATGCCACCGGGTCCGCGGCTCAATTCGTTTTTAATAAACGTATAACAGTTCAGTCCGCAACAGTCTCGACACCCGATAGTACAAGCATCATGATCGGGCCCGCGCCGGGCGGTTCGTACACGGGTGTGAGAAATACGTTCATAGGAAACGGATCAGGCGCAAATGCTACGTCCTCAGACGGAAATACATGTATTGGGTACCAGTCCGGGGCTGCAATCACCACAGGGTTTAATAACGTCATAATTGGACGCGGGGCCGGTTCGTCATTGAATGTCGGTGACTCGAATATTTTCATTGGTCTTAGCTGTGGCGCGTCGATGCTGAGCGACCAGTACAACGTGTTGATTGGATACGCGTGCGCTCAGAACGCGGCAGGCGTTAGTAGTTTGGTGATGATTGGAAAATTCGCCGGGCTCTCTATCACCACGGGCGGAGCGAACACCTTTCTTGGCGCCGGTAGCGGAATGGTTACGACAATCGGAACCGACAATACATTTGTAGGTGTGAACGCGGGCGCGGGCAACATCACCAGCTACAACAATACCTACGTCGGTAGCAACGCCGGAGCCGGGGCTACCGGATTGGGGAACGTTTTCATAGGCTATCAGGCTGGATATTTCGAGGCGGGAAATAACAAGCTATATATCTCGAACTCGACCACGTCGACGCCGCTGATATACGGCGAATTCGATAATCAGGTGTTGTACTTCACGGCTCAGGAAATCCGCCAGCGGTACGATGCCTCGAACTATAACAAAATCGTGGTTGGGCCATCCGGGGCCATCACATATACCGCTGTAGGTTCGGGTGCTAAACACACATTTGCAAATGATGTTATATTTAACACCGTCGCAAGGCTGCAGAGTTATACGGTGGCCACGTTACCGGCTGGCAATCAGGGTGATGTAGCACTTGCGACCGATCTTTTAGCACCGGGATTTTTAGTTGTAGCGGCAGGCGGCGGCGCCGTTAAAGGACCGGTATTTCACAACGGCGTGGCTTGGGTGGCATTCTAATTATGGCGACTATAAATTTAACATGGACACTACCTGTGGGTGTCACGGCGACGGATATGACGAATACGTTGGCAGTGGTATACAATTACCAGCCTACAATTCGGGACCCGCAAAATCCGCTGCAACAAATTCCTAACCCGATGAGTAAGGCTGAATTTGTCAGATTACAAGTTGGCCGGTTGCAAATGGAGGCATATAGGCGCCAGAAACAGGCCGATGTGATTGCGGCGGCCATTGGTGGAATTACGCCCGCAGGCGATTTAACTTAAAAAGGAGTTTTTGATTTTATGAATGACAATGTTGTACCTCAAGATCAGCTTGACCTTACCGCCTACGTTCAACGGCGCGATAAGGGTTTAATATTTTGGACGACAGAAAATGGCGTAGCGGTGATGAACATAAAACAGTTCAACCTTTTACATGAGGAAATACCGGCAAAGAAAATCGCATTTACTACCCACCAAATAGGCTCTAGCCGAAATGAGGCCGACCGGCAAATTCTTAATCTGAAAGACCAGGTGTTGGCGCTACAGGGGCAGATAGCAAAACTGGAAAGCGATAAGGTGACGGTCTATGACGAACTCGAAAAGGACGTGATTAAAGCAATAGAAGACGAGGCGAAGTCCGAGCACGAAGCTGAATAGTTTTTCCGCCAGGGCGGAAATTTTCTAAAAACCACAAAGGAGCAAATAACATGATAAAAACTTACAACGCGAGTAATGACTTGATGGATATTATTCGCGGTGGAAAATTCCGCCTTGAGATTTTCAATGCTTGGCGCGATGTCTGTCAGGGCCGCGACATTGTTGACCGCGAAAACCCGGTAGATATTATCGAGTATGACAATGCCTACGTGAACGTTGGCGGCGCAGCCCTCTTGGATATTCTCATCGGCAGCGGTACATCGACAGCCGACCAGGCGAACACGTTTTTCTCAAACGCCCGTGCAGCTATCGGTGTAGGCGATTCAGCGACGGCGGTTGCCGCAGGCCAAACCGATTTACAGGCCGCGACAAATAAACTGCGTGTCGCTATGAATGCCACGTTTCCCAGCCGTGCCTCGCAGGTGATGACGTGGCGTGTTACTTTCTCGACCGCCCAAGCGAACTGGCAGTGGAATGAAACAGCCCTATTCAATACCACGACGGCCGCGACCGGCTCGATGCTTTGCCGGGCTCTAGTCGTTTCACCTTTTACCAAAACATCGGCCCTCGCGATTGACGCTCTCTACACCGTTACCGTTCCGTAGATTCAAGGATAATCGCGCTCACATGCGCATGGGAGAAAACTCATGTCTGACGGTTTATTTTATAACGACCTTCGCACTCCGTTTATCACAACGGATATTGCGGCTGTAACACTTGCTGCCACCAATAAAGCCCTTTACCCCGTAGAAAACTTCCCAGCCCTCGGAGGTCAATATTTTGGTTTCTTAGGAAAGAAAATACGAATTCGCTTATTCGGACGGATAACGACCGGGGCCACACCAGGCAATTTAACGGTAGGCGTTCTTTATGGTACGGGTGCGGACGCCAACGGTGTTGTACTGGCTTCATCGGCAGCCGTCGCACTGACAGCCTCGCAAACAAATCTGTCGTGGCAGATGGAGATTTATGCTCATTGCCGAAAGACTGGCGCGACGGGTAATTTATTCGTGACAGGAAGGTTTCAAGCCAATATAGGCGTACTCGGTTCAACTTTACAGCCGGTATTGATACCCGCATCTGCACCGGCGACATCTGGAAACTGTGACCTGACGGCGGCGTTGATTTTAAGCTGCCAGGCTCTACGTTCAGGCTCAACGGCTGAGACAATGCAGGTACACGATATGGAAGTAGTTGCTCTGAATTAAAATGCTTCATTTATTTCCACTTGCCGGGTTGCAGGGTAGCTCTACCATTCCAAGAGGCGAAGGGCCTTTTGTTGGTGGGTATGCTCCGATACCGCCTAGTTCGGTTTTTATTATATTCACAGAAGCCGATGATATTGGGGCGGGAATTGATGGTGTTAGCTTTCTTGCGGTAAACCAGATTGACGAAACCTCCCCATCCATTGAAAACGTTTCAATTTTTGCTTTATCTAATGCTTTAACGGAAGCCGCGCCCGGCACGGATAATATTTCTATAGCTGGGCAGATGTCTACCGGCGAAGTATCTCCAAATATTGAGGCCGTTTCCATTTCCGGGATCGCGGCCGCCCTCGGAGAATCTACAGCCGGTTCCGATAGCACAGCACAGACAGCATTCGCACCCGCCATTGCAGAATCCACGCCAGGTACGGACGCAAATTCAGCAGCCGGACAGTCGACATTCACCGAGGCCGCGCCCGCTAACGAAGGTATTGCTTTGTCCGCCACTTCCCCGACCCTCGTGCAAACCGGAGCCGGTTCCGATACGAATAATCAGTTTGGCGTAGGGGCTGTCATAGCCGAATCCGCACCGGGTACAGAGGGCCTTGCCGCAACAGGAACGCAAAACACGGCTGAGGGGTTGCTAAACGATGCTGCGGGCCTACTCAGCGGTTCGGCAGTGGGTAGTCAGGCGGGTGCTGGTTCCGATAGCCAGTCCGCGGCGTCACAGTCGACGGTGGCGGAAAACGCACCAGGCGCGGACACACAATCAATGCAGGGTGTAGAGACACAAAACGAATCCGGCCCGAACGCTCCAAGCTCCATAATGAACACGACTGTAATGTTTACGGAAAACTCCCCAAGTCCCGGCGCGGATGCCTACCAAGCGTTGATATCAGTTGCCGAGGGTGCTACGGGCGTATCGGCGGGTGGTGGAATGTTCGGTAGCTTTCCGCAAAACGAGTCAGGACTGCCCGATGTGGTGCCAACATATTCAGCGGAGTTTGATACTAGTGACGGTTGGTTGGGTGCCGATGCCAATAGCTGGGAAATTGGAGCGACCGGCCCCGGCCCGGATTTGCGATTGCCTCTTCGAGCCACTATCCTGAACGCATCGCCGGTGCAAGGCCGGGCCCGAGTAATAAGCAAAGGGAACGGCGCGACCGTCATCAATACTGCGAAAACAAAAGCGGTAATCAACAGGCAGACGCACGAGATTGATTGATTTTTTGGAGGTGTCAGTGGACAACGAAAATACTTTCATTTTGAAACGGGGTGATACCTACCCGGCCATAGAGGTGCTTTTGGAAGAGTTCGACACCACGACAAAGGCCTTCAAACCCGTCGACCTAACCAACGCCACGGTTTTGTTTCGATACGTGAATAACGGCATGATGATGGTGGCCGCAGCAACTATAAAATTTCCAGCCGACCAGGCCGATTTAACCAAGCGGGGCATCGTATCTTATCTTTGGGCAAGTGATGGCAGCGATACCGATACGGTTGCAAGGAATACTTGCGAGTGGAATGTGACTTTTCCCGGTGGCAGGGTCGCGACATTTCCACGTGGTCAAACGCCGGACTTCAATGAAATTTGGGTTCAGGACGTTCTTAGTTAAGTGAGGCAAAACGAAATGGGAAAAGACCTTGTTACCGATGCACAATTGAAAGCAATAATGCCACTGTGCAGTCCGGCCAAACGCTCGGCATATCTGCCTTGGCTGAATCTGTCGATGGCCTATTTCAAAATCAACACAGAACTGCGGGTAGGAATGTATCTTTGTCAGCTTGGACATGAATCCACTGACCTTACAGTATGGACGGAAAACCTGAACTATTCCGCCAAGCGTTTAATGCAAGTGTGGCCAAAGCGGTTTCCCAGTCTGGCCGCGGCCCTGCCCTTTCAACACAACCCGATAGCTCTTGCAAATAAAACCTACAACGGTCGGATGGGCAATAGGGCTGGGTCAAACGATGGGTGGACATTCCGTGGGCGTAGTCCAATACAAGCCACCGGCCACGACCTTTACGCCGCGGCAACCAATGCCGTAGGCAAGGCGTTTGGTGTCGACTTTGTAAACAACCCGGATCTGCTGCTGCAAGTGCAATTCGGGTTCCTTGTTTCGGCCTGGATATTCGCCGTCGAAAAGAAATGCTTGCCGCTGGCGGATGCCCGGAAAATCAAAGAGTGTACCTATGCAATTAATGGCGGATACAACGGGCTGGCCGAACGCACGGCGGGATACCGTACTGCATTGAGCGTGTTGCCTGACACGTTTGCATTGATGCCATACGATGAAATGAAAGTGCATTTTTCCGCCGTGGCGGAAACCACCCCGACCACACATCAGGACGCGCCTGTGATAGACGTTTCCAATCAGGATTTATACCACCCCGAGGAACACGAAACGGAGGCAGACGAACAAGCTCCGCCCGTGCCGGAAAACGGGGTGTCGACGTCGGTGAGTGTTTCACCTACCGGTCAAGTGAAGGTGGAAAGCAATGCTACCGGCCCGGCCGTTAGTGGCCAGAAAGAGCGCGTGGCCGTGGTGAAGGCAAAACCGAAACCGTGGTATTCAATGCTCGGGGCGAAAATCACGGCGGTCGTGACGGGTAACACTTTGTTTCAGTGGGTACAGACCCAGTTCGACACCATCAAGGATTTAGGACTGCCTAATCAGGTATGGTGGACGGTTGGCATTATAATTGCAGCCGGTTCTTTGATGTGGATAGCTAGTTCTATTTGGCAAAACTATCAGGAAAACGAAGCTCAAAAGGAACTCGATGCACTGCTGGTGAAAGAAAATTCAACCCCGGACAATCTCGCGCAGTTGATACCGGCGAACCAACTAGAACTTTATCGCGCTCGTGGCTTTAAAATAATCACGCGAGGCGAATGACCCTCATCAGAATTCTTGCGTGCGGGCTCACGGTTCTATCAAAAACACCCGATATGCGGCAGGGTGTTTTACAAGGGGTTTATGATAAAGATGCAAAGAGAAAACACAATGGCGAAACCGAATGACTACCTTATACTCTTGGCTGGTGTATTAGGCCTCCTACTAGGTGTCTTACTGGCAAAACCAAGGCGTATACCGGAAGCGGTATTTGCTTTGCTGGCAGGTCTATTCGCGGCTCTCGTTATTGGCCCCGCGGTGGCTGAGGTTTTTACCAGCTTATCGTCGTATAGTTATTTAACGTGGCTCCGAGCAACACCGGATACATCACTGTTTACCGGCATCATCGGAATTTCAAGTTTGCTCGGGTATCAGATTGTCCTTGCGGTGAAGGATGATTTCTTGAATTACATTCGGAAGTTTGCTCAAAAGAAACTAAAGCTGAAACTATCCGATGAGGAATAAACAATGGTTAATAATTCTCCCTCGCACTGGGGCGGCAACGGGAGGGCTACTGATGATCTAGCAGAGCCCAACTATGTACAGAACAGTCAACGCGGCGGCATTGGGATGGTACTTTCAATAGTTTGCCTGGCTATCGCAGTTTTTGCGACCATGGGTTTTGCATGGCTTGCAATTTCGGACCGCATGAATGGTCTGGATGCTTGGCGAGAAACAGATATCCGAAAGAAAATGGAAGGGTATCGTTCTAAATGTGAAAAAAAGTTTGATGATTTGGCGGCGCTGCAAGAGTGGATTCGACAGGAAAAACTTAAGCCGCCGCCAACGTTAATGATTGACGAGCCCTGCATTCAGCCCGATGAACCGAGCAGGCCACAACCAAAGGAGCAATAGGTGCCACATAATCAAATAATCATTCGAGAAAAGTTTGCCGAATTAATGGGCAACGCTACCGAGGGTTCGGTCTACGTGCTGAGTTGCCGGGCCGAAACCTTGAACACGCTGATAGACAACAGCGATATAAATACGGCGAATGCGTGCCACGAAAAGTTGCACGAAATTCAAGACTGGTTAGTCGGGGATGAGGTTTACGAAAAGGAATCGCCCGGCGAAACTATTGAACGCTTCACCGAAGAAGCGGATGAAATAATCAGTGCATAAGAGATAAACAATGGCTCTGACAATCACTACATCGAAAATTTCGTACCGTGCCGGAAGCCAGTGGGTTGACGGCGATTTGGTGTTTCCGATTGTCACGGCCACGGCGGGAGCGACCGGCACCGTGAACTGGTCGGACGGCGGCAAGGGTGGAACGTTCCAAGGGCTGTCTTCGACGTCGGCGGCCTACATACCGGCGAACAAAAGCCAGTCGGTAATTATCACCGGCCTGGACACGGGCGCGGGCGGCAGCGGTACGGTTGCCATTCAGGTAAGCGGGACGTTTCCATTGCAGCCGAACCTCGGCTACGAGACTCAATTGGACAGCGATACAAAGATGGCCCGAGCCCGCGGCGGTACTCGATATTTCCGTGAGGACTATCCGCAAGAGGTTGCCTTAAGCCTATCGTGTGAAAGACGGTCGCGGCCGGAAATGGAAGCGGCCCGCGAGTTTTGGCGGTTCCATCGCAAGGTGACGCCGTTCTATTATCTCGATATCGAAACGGGCATGTTGAACCTCGTGCGGTTCGAATCGGCTATCTCGTATAAATTCGACGGGGCGCAGTGGTGGTCGATGACGTTCGCTGTCCGCGGTGATTATCAAAACACTCTTGAGCCCGCGGCGGCACCTACCACGCTCCGTATCAACTGCGGAGAGTTTAAGACTTTGAACGATTGGCTGTCTGACGTCTATTTTACAAACGCAGATTCTTATTACGCCGGGCCGGTCGCGGTGAATAGTAGTGGGTTGAGCGCGCCGGTTCCGCCCGATGAACTTCTACGGTACTGTCGATTTGACCCGGTCGCAGTCCATTATTCGATACCGGGCTTGAAAGCTTCGCACGCTTACAACTGTCGGTTGATTTTCTGTTTTGTTGACACGTCGCGCACGGCGTCTGTCCAAGCCAACGGTGTTACACAGGCTCCGAACATTACAACCGCCGCGGGGTTTGTCGCAGTGGAAAAACTATTCACGGTAAATAGTACGGCCCTCGGGGTGATGGCTATAGACGTGACGCGAGTAGCGGGTGTGAATTGTTTGGTTAACGCGATAGAGATAGTGGAGTAAAAATAATATGGGTGCACAGGTTTTAGTAGACAAATTCGACGGGCTCACCCCAAAGAAAAAATTCATATGGGTGGGCATTCTTTTGCTTGTTTGTTTGGGTGCTTTGTTGACCGCATACATCTTTGGCCGGATACACGGGCGGGCCGCGTCTGATGACCAATACCTTGCCGACCGTGACGCGAATCTTGCAAAGGTTGCAGTGGCGGAAAGTTCGGCGGCCCAGCACATAAAAAACGAGCAACAGCTTGCCGCGGAAAATGCATTGCTGAAAAAGCAAAACGAGGCTACCGCGGAAATTCTCAAACAGTCGGACGCCAAGCTAAACGGTGACGCGGCGAACCTGACAAAACTTTTAGATGAGAGGAACAAAAAATATGACGAGATTGACGCCGATACTGATTTTGATAATCAGCTTTGTGGTATGTGTGCAGACTTCGCTAAGTCAGGTTTCCGGCTCAGTGACGCTACCTGCGGAAGATGTAAAGCAACTGCGAAAGCTGGCAGCGGACCGTGACTATCAACAGGCCCGTGCGGATGAGGCCGAGGCTCAAGTTACCGGGTGGAAAAACTCAAGCGCTCATTGGAAAGAATTATACGAATCCGAAAAGGACCGGGCCGACCGCGTACAAGGCGGGCGAGTGGATGAGAATGCCAAGGCGATAGTTGACCTGCAGACGGCTAACAAAATTCTACACGACCAAGCCGACGCCGACCGCAAACACATTGCGGAATTGAACTCGGATATTGCCAGTCTAAAATCCGGCCGTAAGTGGTGGCTGATTACCGGCGCCGTTGCTGGTGGGGCCGCGGGATATTTCGCCGGGCATCGGGTCGGGCAAGCCGGTGGAATTGTGAACGTGATAACCGGGGCACCGCCTACCCGCCCTGCTTTTTACACTTTGCACTTCTAAGGCTCTATAGGCCCTCGGGCGGAAAAACGCGGGGGGTAAGGGCCTCCGAGAGGCCAAACGCCTCTCAGGGGCGGCAATCCAGCCCACGGCAAGGCCATTCTCTTCTTACCAGTGGAGGTTTTTATGAATCTGCTTTTTATCGGTAAAACAACTTGGGGTTTCATTATCGCGTTGATATCGCTCGGGGTGGCGGGACTGATTTATTTCCTGAGATACAAACTCAAGAATCCGCCGCTAGTGCCCATCGGCACAAACCAGTCAGTTCCAATTCCAGGCCGGTTCCCTTTCAGCTACGCCCGGCCGGACGGAGGCGAAATACTTTCGGTTTATCCAATAGCCGAGGATTTACTACCGACCGTTGCTGGGTACATTCAGCGGGGCCTCGCGGATATGATTGCCGCGACCAGTTATCACAACCCTGGATGGACAAAGATGCCTACAACTGGCGACTACCCGGTTTGGTTCATCGAGCCTATGGCCACAAACCAAGACGGCACCCCGGCCCTGCTGGTGTACGGGGTACAAAGCGCCGGGACCACGTTGAACGTTGGATATACGGACGGCATCGACCGGGGAACGCCTGTGATAGTTCTACCGGCTCAAGCAGCTTGGAATTTTCTGGATTATCTGCAAACGTCAACTCACAATGAAGGCGAACACGCACGCGAGTGGGTATGTGACCAAGCAATATTTTGGAAGTTTACCGGGGCGTATGACGTGCATCCGCATTGGTCCGCGCCGCCCGCAGTTTAGTCCAGTGGAAACATGCCGCCAACTTGGCGACCACCACTCCACTTGTAGTACGCGGAACCGGGCCGGGTAGGCGTCGTGTAATTGTGGCCATGCAGTTGAACTATTTCACTCTGACCACAATTACACTGCGTGCATTTACCCGGCTCATGCTGCTCATGTTTACAGCCACAGCCGGGTTCCGTCGACTTCCAAACGTTGATGAAAGATTTTCTACTCATATCATTACTCCGTCGTAAAAATCTCAAGCGATTTTTTCTCGACCAACCATTGCGGCATACGAAAGCAAACCCCATCGCTGGTTAATTCAAAATCTGTAAGCTGGGACTTTGGTAGCCACACCATTTGACCGTTGATTTTTATGCCGTGGGCCTTGTCGGTTTCGACGTATGACTTGCCGTCCTCAGAATCCTCAAAGGGAATGTGTAAATCGAGTTCACTTTGTCCGTCGTATCTATCGCTCATTGTTTTCTTTCCATGCTTTAATAAGGGGCACCAATTGTTCTACCGTGGAGTCTTCAAAATCAGACGACCAGTCTATTAGGTCCTGGGCTATTTCTTCATGCGTCCACCCCAACATTTCGGTGCAACCGTTTTCCTCTATCGCCACTCTTAAGTTTTCGTCTAACAGTTCCTTGAATGTCATAGCCCTGTAAAATCCTCGTAGCCCATGCGGTCGAACTCATCATACTCAGCCTCACGCTGTTTCGTATACGCCAGCACCGCGGCTATTGCAATGAAATTTCCATACACACGGGCGTCCTGTTCTTTTAAGAATTTTCCATCCGGCCCTATAAACCCTTCCATCGCGCCGGTCATGGCCAATATCCCGGTGTAGAATCCGGCCCAGTAATCCGGGACCTGTTCGGGTGGAATAACGCGGGCGATTAAATCCACCTTGGGGTCTAGCTCGGGCGTCGTTTTCACTGTTTCGTTTTCAAGACCCGTGTTGTAGTTTTCTACCAGTGCGAGAAATGTGGCCCGGTCGACTATCGGCGGTAAGCTATCCGAGGAAATTATCTTGCTGTCCACGGGCGGGTAGGTATCCGGGTTTTCGTTTTCGATGAATTGTAAATCCCGTGGGCTGGTTGCCGCACCGGTGAAATCTTGATACCGCCACCACTGGTCATCGCAACTGTAAACGACAAAGACGTGTCGACTATTCCAGCCCTTAATTCGGCCCCGTTCCCTTTTATCGCCGCCACGGGCCGCGTACTCCACCCACTTGCCTATGTGGTTCGGCCCCAATGTTTTGATATCAATCATTTTTTGTAAACCTCGCTGCCATTTCATCCTCGGTCATTAGCCGGGTCGCTCCCTTATCTCGAACGTAGAGGCCGGGGATGCCGTCCGGTTGAACGTCGATGTTTTTGAACCACTCTTGTATCGTACCCATCCAGTCGGCCCGGCAGTCTTTACACACAAGCAGATTGAAAAAGCCAAACGTCCGCTCTTTCGCCTCGGGGTCGGTTACGAAGTGGTCTATTTCCATTAGTGGCCCGCTGGGAAACAAATCCTTTTTCTCTACCCGGTCGAATTTATCTTTACACCCGGTTAGCTGGACATGCTCGAAGGGTAATTCCAGTTCCTTCATATCGTAAAAGCACGCCATCCAAAGCGTTCGTAAATCCGGGCCGGGAACCCCGCACCGCTGGCAAGTCTCACTTTCCATATTCCTCCGCTAAAATCTCGTCTATCGGACCGGGGTATATTGGCGGCCCCGGCTCTACAATTGGAAACTGCCCGCCACAATTAAAGCATTCTGCTAGCTGAGTGTGTTCGATAAGACGCCCACCCGTGGAACCCGCGCCCGGTTCTTTGGACTGCGTAGGCGTCTTCGCGTTCGGGACAAAGGAGCGTTCCTCTGTTTGGCGCGAAACTAAAATTACACCGGCCTGCTTTTGTAGGAAATGTTCGGCCACTACCTCGTTAACGATATTCGTAATTTCCTGACCCACAGCCTGGTCGACACGTTGAGAAATTATTGCCTCTGAGACTCGCTGGGCGATGGCACAGCAAAGTAGCTGGGCCTCTATCTCTATAAAGTTTCGCTCCATTATTTGTACCTGAACTTCTGTTCGCTCTCGAACCTTGTACACACTCGTGTAAATACGGCCCGCTGCGTAGATAGCGCCTCCGAGGGATATCAGTGTCCAGAACACCATGTTAGCTAACTCATCCATTAGAAAGGTATGTCCTTGTCAGCATCTTTTACGAGACTGACCGCGGCGTAGGGAATGTTTTCGAAGTATTTCTTTTTCCGGGCCGAAAACAATTCCAGCCGGGCCATCTTTTCAGCGACCGCTTCGAGTGGTTCCAAACTTTGCGCGCGGTTGGCCTGCACTGCCACGTCAGAAAATTCATATTCAAAAGTCAGCCGTACTCTAACAATCATTTGCTTACCTCTTTGACCGGAAAATGTTTCGCCGCGAACGCCGCCAACAGCAAAAGGTTGTAGGTACTCATCGGGTATCGCTGCGGATACGGGCGGTCTTTGTCGTAGGTCGGTCGCCGGGTCGAAGCCGTCTCAAACCGGTCTTTCATTTCGTTGAGATATTCCTGTACCCCTTCACGCCGTTCGGCTGGCACCGTCATTTCAAGGTGTATTAGTTTTTGCTTGCCTGCCATTTTGTCCTCGCCTCAGTATCGCTGGGTTCCCACAATTCCATGAGCGAATGTTTGATATTTACAAACCTCTTATCCACCACACCCAACACCACAAAAAGCATATGCGGGGTTTTGTAGTTCAGGTAAATCCCGCGGGCCGAAACAGCCGGGGCCGGTATCGGTTGCCGGTCTTGCTCAAGCATCTTATCGTTGAGGTCGCGAAGCAAATTCGGAAAGTCTTGACCAAGGGCCATGCCTAATTTGTTAAGCGAATATTTTGGAATAGCCGTCGCCTCTTCCAGCCAATCAAACCCCCGGCCAGACATCACCGCCTGCATTTCCATTATGAAACGTATCGGCATCTCGGCTACGTTACCGTCACTCAATGCTGCAAAGTTTTCCATCTTGTTTAGCTTCTTTGTCGCCTGCATTTTCAGGTTGTTTACTATGCTCGGTAGCATCTGATTAAACGACCCGGTAAAGAAAGTGGATATAGTGCCCTCCCCACTGTCCTCAGACTCAGGCACGCGGTCTGCAATCGGTATCAGCGAGTCCTCAGCCGGACGACCTATGAACTTGTTTTCATTGAAGTCAGGTTTCGGCCGGTCGCGGAAAAGTTTACGATTGTCGATTGGTTCACTCATCAAATGTGTCCTCTTTCATTTGCTCAAAATCCGGAGTAGCTCGAACTATGTGGCCGTTGTTCATGACGTCAAGACCATCGGTTATCATTTGCTCCGTGCCCGGCGATACCGACACTTTCCAGCCCAGGTCTTTCTCATATGCCTTGCGGTAACGCTCGAATTCGGCACCCCTGCCGTCCACCATCACGTGCATTAAAGTATGTTCGAGCCAGTGGGTCATAGCTATTATCGTCTCGAAATATATCATCGCCGCGGCCAGCGAATGCTCATGCTCGATTGCATCATTCATATCTGCCCAATGTTGGCTTTGTTTTCGCCGGTCTATCATTAGCTGCTTATCTTCCACGGACAGTATTTCACTGGCAAGGTGTTTGGCTGCCGTATCCGCATCGTGAAAATTCCTACACGATTCTGACAGGTCGAGAATTGTTAAAGGTTTACTCATTTTCATTTTCCTCCATAGGCGGGAACGCCGGTACAAACCCGGCCTCTACTGCTGATTCGTGAACTTCCCATGCTCGTATAATATGCTTGCAAATTTTCCGGGCCACGCAATTACATTGCCCGGATATGAAACCTATCCGCGCCCGGAAAAAGAAAACCGTGTACCCGTGGGCTTTGTTGACGTTCCAAACATCATACGCATATACCGAGCTCCACGCCGCGGCGAAATGTCCGACCGATTGTCCGGGTGCATATCGAACCTTCAACGCGTCTTTGCTTTTTACGCTATGCTCGGCCTCGGGGTCAAGTAGAAAAGTCTTGAGGCCCGCCGTGTACGTTGCCTCAAGGGGTGTTTCGCCTTCCACCGGCTCGTCTCTTTCATTTTCTAAAAAGTCGGGCATCTGTTTTCTCCAAGCAGTTGATGTGATACCGCCAGCTTTCCTCGAACACCCAATGCAGGCGGCCAGGCTCAATCAGTCCGAGACAGTATTTGCAGGCCCGCTCACGAAATGATTTTCTGACGGTATACACTCTGTTCGTGAAGGTGCCGCGATAGGCCTGATGGACGGTTTTCTTTTTACCGGGGAATATCTCATTCATAAGATTTTATAATGGAATATCTCGAAAATATTCCGGGTGCAACGCCGGTTCCGGGAACGGCCCGGCTATTGGAAAATTCGCCTGACATAGCACGCAATTCTCGCGGCCCTTCTCGCAAGGCCGGTTGCCGTGAATCTGTTTATGCGTTTGCATATCATGCTCAAAAATCTCAGCCCAGTACGAACCATCGGGCTCGTCTTGAACAAAGGGGTAATCGCCCGCGGGCGTGTTATGAATTTCAGTTAGCCAGGCCATTTATTTTTCCTCCGGTGCTTTGTTCGCAAGCACTCTCTCGTAATACCGCCGCTGTTTTGCCAGCTTCTTGAGGGCGTTCGCAGCCCTCTTTGCTTTTACCTGCCACCCGGCGATACGGCTCATAATTGCATCGTAGCGTTTAGCCCGCATATCAGCCTGCACGGTCTGTTTCTTTTCCCGGCTGTCCAATGGAAAAGACAGCGCCCATTTATATAGCTCGTCAGAGCCCGGCACTCGCCAGTCGTAGATAGCCTTACCGTGGATGCGGTCGTGATTCAGCCCGCGTATGTGGGCCATTTCGTGGGCCGTGGTGCGGGCAAAGCTGAGGCGGTCGATACCGTCTTTGTTTACTTTCAGCTTCATCAGGGTGCCGCCGATATATGCCCACCCGGAAACATAAAACCGGGCCTCGCCACTGCGATTTTCGCCGGGCCGGTTGTAGCCAATCTCGACCCTGAGATTTTTCCGCTGTGCGGGCGAAAGTTCCTCGCGCGCCACTTTGCTGATTATCTTTCGCATCTGGTCGGTTCGCCAGTGGGTGCTGTTAATTATTTTCACGGCGGTAGACCTCCATAGCGAATGCTTTTCTTGCACACTCGGCACAGTCGCCGTTCAGTTGAGATAGTGGGGTAACAGTTGCCCGCTCTTGTCGACGCCAGCGGCCCTGCGGTGCGGTCCAGATTCTATGACCGCAAAGTGTGAGTGTATCGCTCCAAGGGTTGACATAGTGGCCGCGGATACTCTTGCGAGAATCGCGGTAAACAATTTGTAGGTTTGACATTTTGAAATCGCTCCATCTAAGAGGTGTCAGCCAGAGTGTCCCGACCCCGACTGCAAGCTGATTATCGCAAATGTTTATCTATTTGTCAAATAAATAAAACTAACGACGCGGCCTCTTTGCTATAAGACCATCAACGAAATCGGCCATCTTTTGGTGAACGTCTACCCCGGTCGCTTCGTCGTAGGGCCGGTGTTCACCCCAGCATACTTTCGCCGCCCGCATATAGTCCGCTCGATGCTCAGGGTGGCTGCCGATTTTGTTTCTTTTCAATGCGTGCATCATGGTGAGTTTTGAATCCCGGTCGCCCGTTTCAGGCTTGCCGCAATTCTCACAGTTTTTGATGTGGCGAAATTCATCTTTCCACTCGCGTTCCCAAATGTCATGCTGCAATGTCCGGGCGTTTTTCGTGTGCGGTATCGCGCCGCGTTCGAGTGCTTTTGCTGTGCGCCGGGCGGCCCGCTCCGCGACCTCATCAGCCGTCCGACGTTTGAAACCTTTGTGGTAGGGTTGCTTTTTTATCATAGAGCCATCAGCGTCCTTGCGATAATTCGCCCGCCGAAACCAATCTCCGAGCCCAGTATGAAAACACCATTGGCGCTATTCTCGGACTTCATCCAGCCCTTCATGCATGCCCAGTCGCCAGCGTTTTTTGCGTGAACATATTCCGGCGAATTTACCGGTAATAGTTTTGCAGACTCCATCGCCCAGTCGTGACACTCACAGACGCCGTCATAAAGGTCAATGGGTTCGTAGATGTGGGTTGGGCCATCGCTGCCGTAGCCGGGCGCGCAATAACACCCGTAGGCGATGAAAGGCAAGTACCATTTCTTTTTTTTCCGTGGGCGTTTATCGTTCGGGTCAGGCCCGAGGAAAAAGGAAAATATCGTGCGGGCAATAAATCGCATTTCATCCAACCCGGCCCGCCGCGCGTCCTCCGAGGCAGCACCGTCCATGGTGGCTTTGTGGTAGCCCTTGCGATAAGCACCCATGAAAGTGCTGAGCAGGTTCCGTGCAAACGCCGTGAGAGCGAACCACAAACCACCCCACGGTCCGAACCATTTCAGAAACACCGGAATGAGTGCCAGCCAGAAAGCCATTTTTGCGATGTTGACTATTATGTTTTTCATTTGATTTTGAAGCTGAACATGCTACCCGTCTCTACTCGGGACATGCGGTAAAAATCAAACCATATCCGGGAACGAACCGGTAATGGTTTTCTCTTTTTCCCTTTGTCGAGGCGTTCCTGTTGAAACTCTTTCCGGGCCTCGCGCTCGACGGCGGTAAAAGCCAGGTCGCGGTCGACGCCGCGAAAATCGAAACCTAGCTGCGGGACCCACTCGCTTTGGTCATCGGGCAAGATATTGATATCCACGAAACCGTCGAGTACCGGCTTGATGAAAAGGTTGTGAATATCATAGGGCGTGGCGTTCGGTCGCCAGATTCGAACCATGATGCCAGTCGGCTCACGGAAAATTGTTTCTACGGCCCGCTCGTAGCGTGTGTAATACCGGGGCACCTTGCCCGGTGAACCGTCTTTCATGGGCTTGGGCTTACCCTCCTTAACAATTTCTACCGGCTCCAAAGCAACGCCTCTGGCACGTAGAATCTCACAGCCGCGTTGCCGGGCGTTCTTTCCCCACGTATCCACCATGCCGCGGGCTATCTGCCACTTGAGGCCGAATCCGAGGACGTTGTTAATTGACAACATCGACTGAAAAGGAATGCGTAGGCACGGCTCGGGAATTTCATCAAACGTCTCTAATAGTGTCGGCTGTGGTTCATCCATCTGTTTTTATTTCCTCAGGTAGTAATCCACCCGGCGCCATATACCGGTCTCGTAGCTCAGCCCAAATTTCAGGAAAAACGCTGCGCAGTTTTTCGATATTAACATCATCCGCCTGCCGCATTGCTGCCATTATCAAACTGTAGAAAGGATACATCTCGGCCTCGATTCGCCGGGATTCTCTGTAGTCAAACAAACTCATAATCGCCTCCAATTTATTCCGCCCTGGCGGAAAATCTCAATACGTAAAGGACGGTATGTCCTCGAACCGTGTGAACTCCGCTAGCCAATTCAGCTTTATCAACGGGGTATCGCCGTTTCTATTTTTCACAATATTCAGTTCCACGTCAGCCGGGTTCGATCTTGGGTTGTAGAAATTATCCCGGTAAAGGAAACCAATCACGTCTGCCTCGCTTTCAATGTCGCCCGACTCACGTAGGTCACTCATCAACGGTTTCGGTGGTTTTCTTGTTTCCGGCCCGCGACTTAAACTGGACAGAGCGACCACGGGCACCTTGAAATCTTTCGCTATATTTTTTAGGTCTTGGGCTACGCGGGAAACTTCCTGTTGACGGCTGTCCGTTTTTACACTTGGGTGCATCTTTTGTAGAAAATCCACCAGAACTAAATCCAGCCGTCGATAGAGGCCGTGCAGCGTCAGAAGCTTTGACTTCATTTCAAGGGTTGTGAGTCCTCCACTATCATCTATCTCTATATTATAAGATTCCAGTCGGGCCTGCGCTTGGGTAACGCGTATCCATTCGCTTTCCGTGAAAACACCCTTCCGGTAATTCGTGATGTTCACGCTAGCCATTGAACCTATCATGCGGTCGATGTACTGCTCTTTGCTCATTTCCATTGTAAATACCGCGACCACACAGCCGGGCAGGGCCGCTGATGAGTTCACTGCGATGCAACCGGCTAATGCACTCTTACCCATTGATGGCCGTCCGCCTAAAACAATCAGGTCGGTTTTTTGCAGTCCGTTCGTTACGTGGTCAAACTGTTGATACCCTGTAGGAACGCCGGTAAGCCTGTCGCCGTAGCCCCGTTGTGCCAGCATCACAGCCCGCCGCATAGACTCGCGGCCCAGTTCTTTCGCCTTATGAAACGTCACTTTTTGCGATTTGGCCGTGACTTCGTTTATCAAAGCCTGAGCGTGTTCCAAAATCCGCCCAGCATCTTCCTCACCGGCAAGGGCCTCAGACGTGATACAGTTGCATGTTCGAATCAATTCGCGGACCTGAGCATAATCATAAACGGTTGTTATGTACGCCTCGACACTCGAAAAGTGTGGTAAGCCGTAGGTCAGGTTTGTAATGGTAGTAATGCCGCCGATAGAATCTATCGAGCCCTCTTTTTTCATTTCCTCACCGATAAGGATGGGGTCGATTTTCTTTCCGGTTTCAAATAGCCGGGACATTGCCCAAAAGATACGCCGATTTAACGGGCTGTAAAAATGCTCGGCCTTTAGTTTTTCCGCGACCTGAGCAAATAGCGTGTTATCCAGCAACACGGCCCCGAGTATCACGCGCTCGGCGTCTTCGCTGCTGGGTAACGGTTGTTCTAAAAACTGTTCGCGCCGGTTACTATAATCTGGTTTTGTCATTTTTCTTTATCGTGTAAACATTTACTCACGACAGCGTCACGTTCGATATATCCCTTCTCATCACACAGCGGACAGTTATCTATCGCCCGCTTCCAATTCGGTTTCTCTTCCAGCCGGGCCTCGCGCTTTGGCTTCTTTCCGAACTTGTCAAGGTTGTCCGCGGTGACGCCATTCTCAATGGCCAACCGCTCGAACATTTCGGCCTGTTCAATATCCCGGAAAACAATGCTCACCTTATCCCACACTTTTGTACTGCCCTCTTTCCGGCCTTGATGCCAGTCGGAAAACAAAACCCCGCGGTTCACAAGCTTTAATTGCGGAACGGTACACCCGGCCTTGAGAAGCTTCACGATATATTTCAGCCGGTCGCCCTCTATCGCGGTCGGGTGCATGTGAACAATTTTCCAGTCCTCGAATACCTCGCGTGCCTGGCCTGCCAGTGTCGGGTCGATTTTCTTTGGTTCCGTCTTTTTCTTTTTGGGGGGAGGTAGCGGGCCGGGCGGGTCAGACTCAGCATCACCGCTACCTTGTTTGGTGGGATGGGTACGGGCTACATATGCGTCCAGCCAAACGCGGACGTGGTCGGCCCGAAATCTAAATCCTTTTACGCGGCCCGTCTTTAGTGTTTGCACAAGCGCCGCGGGCGGGCTGTCCTCAAGAAAACCAATCGCTATCAGTTTGTCGAGGCCCTTTGAAATGGTGTCTCGTTTCCAAAGTCCGAGTACGCCGTTGATGATATTCTCATCCGTATGGAATTGCCAGCCTTTTGTATTTTCCGCCTGCGGATATTCCGCGTTGGACATTAGCCGGTCGTGGTGAAAAGTGAAAAAGTTAATCAGGGCCGCGGCTGCTTGGTTCCCATCGGTGGCCAATAGTTGCCAGTCATAAATTTTCAGATACCGTGCCCGCTGCGGTTGCCGAACGCTAGAGGTTTGCATTTCTAAAATCGCCTTCTGAATTTTCAGGAAAAAGGTGCCGTCCCTGACACCGGGAAAATGACCGAGCCAAAATTTTATTTTACAGTTGCGCTGTTTGCAAGAGCGTGGTAGCCTGTTTTTGCTGCCAACGAAAAAGCGTTGACAAACTTGCTAAAATCGCGCCAAGGCTCTTAAGTGTCCCAGTAAATCTTGAGAGCCTTTTCTTTTTGGTTGGAACCAAAGACCCTCAAGACTTTCCAGGTTTGTGTCGGAGCGACCGTCACAATCCTTTACGGCTTATCGTTGCCCATGTAGGTTGGCATATCTTCGCCATCCACCCGGCGCCATTTACACCCGCAACTCAAAACGAACCCGGCGAATATAACCTTGAATTCGCGTAGGTCGGTCTTACCGTGTTTCGAGCATCGTATCTCGACCGTAGGGGCGTCCGCCGCGGGCGTGGTGTCGACGCCCTTAGCCGGTATGGTCTGCGGAGTATTAAGGCGTTCCTGACGAGCCTTGATATCATCCGCCCAGCGTTGCTTGTCTTGCAACATGGCTTCGAAAGTGCCGCGGGTAACAGCGATGTGGGCGGCCGAAACCTCGTGGTGTTCGCCGTCTATCTCCACAGCCTTTAACGTGGCCGCATCCATCAGCACTTCCTTGACGGATTGGAAAAGTTTTTGCGATAGCTGGGCCTTGCCGTTTATTTTCGGCGCACACTCTATAGCCAATTCCAAAGCAAATCGGTCGAAGTCCGCGGTGAACGCTGCCACCTGCGCGGCTGACAGGTCTGTGGTGTCAACCAAATCGCTGATGCTTTCAAACTCACCCGCGGCCTTGATGCTGACATTCGATGCCTCGACCACCGCGCCGTCTACCTCAACCGCCGTATCCTTGATGAACTCCGCGGCCTCGGCGGACTTCATGGTTTTGTACGCCTGAGATTTTCCGAGTTGGAATTTATCACGGGCGTAGTCGATAAAGTTTTTGTGGGTTTTGCGGAAAAGCATCCGGTCGTTTATTTCCTTGAGAGCCTTGCCGGTTTCAATGAAACCGTCGATACCGCGGGCTACCACATCCTCAAGCACATCAAGGTCTGCTTGCTCAGCCGCCGTCAACTCTTCCAGCTTTTTCACCTTGGTATTTCCGAAATACGCGACAAGGGCCTGGCTGTCCGGGTCTAGGACGGGCGGCGCGACGGGCTCCGGGGCCGCCACGGGTGTTTCGGGTGTTTGGGCGGGCACTTTGGCGGGTTTCTTTTTCCGAGCCTTTGTAGAGCCTTTATTCGCTTTCTTTTTGGGTGCGGGTGTTTCCGCCGCGGGCTCGTTTTCCTCGAGCGCTTCCTCTGCTATGTCAGCCGGTTCCGGGTGACGTTCAAGGGCAGCTTCCATTTCCGGGTCAAGCTGTGACTCCGGTACATCATCGCCCGCTGGCGCGTCAATCGCGTCCGGGTCTTTTGAGACTTTTTGTTTTGCCATATCTAATACCTTGGACTGGTCAATGTCGGTGGAAAATTCATCACCTATCAATCGCACCGGAGTTTCCGCGGTGCCCATTACCCAAACGTTACCGAAATTGTTAGGGTATTTTTTTGCGTACTCTTTTGGTGGTGGAACTACGGCGTGAATCGTACCCGGTTTTAATTCATCGGCATCGTCCACAGCGCCGTGAAAACTTTTGGATATCATCACCCGCTCCAACCCCACCGGGGCCACGGCCTTAGGGCAAGCTTCACTGGCCTTTGCGCTTTTGGTAACAACAGCCTCGGATATCCCGTAGCGTTTTCCGGTAAGGCCGCAAAGCCTGCATTTGTAATTGTCGAACGCTCCACTACTTGAGGATTGAGTAACAAGGTTTTGTTTCTCAAAAAAGTGGGTTGTTCTGCGTAGGTCTATTGACGTCATTAATTTTTAGCGCCTCCTTTTCATCCAGCCGCCTTTGTACGGCAGGGATGTGCTGTCTAATCGCGAGGACGGGCGGAAACTCTTCGATATCGCCGCCGTGCCGGTCTGCCATTTTCAAACGCTTGGCAATGAAAGTGCCCATCTGTTTTACAAACACCGACACCCCGGCCCGCGTACCCTGTTCGACAAGCTGGTTTATCCAGTTCATTTCACAGGGCCGGTAGCGGTACTGTCCCATTTCGTTCCCGCTCTCTCCACCTATCACCAACCAGTTAATTGCAGGCTTGCAGCCGATGGCTCCATTGTTCCACTGACCCCAAACCATAGCCAAATATTTGCTCACGTCGACCGGCCCCAAGAGTGGTTCCAAGGATAGCCCGCGCCACGCCGCGGGAACCTGTACCAGTTCCGACGCGCGTTTGTCAGCCATTTCCTGATTCTCAGCCGTAGCAACTAACATTACGTTTTCGTATCCGTTTCCCCAGTCGGCGGGTAGGCAGGCGTTTATTCTTTCGCTTCTTTTGGTAAAAATCAAATAGAAGTGTTCAGGAGTGTCTCGAATAATCTTCCAGGCATCATCCCGCCACGGGTCCGCTGTGTCGATAAACCAGTCCGACCACGAGCAAGTGAAAATAACCTCCGGGCCTTTCTTTGCCAGCCTCAACGGTAGATGGAAAGTGTGGAGGCTCGACCGGTGTACGTCCATAGGGTCTTGCCCGTACTGTGCTTTATCGCGGTACATGTAACAGAATTTACAGCCGGGCGAAACCTTTATACAGCCTTGCCACGGATTCCACGTCGACGTACAAAATTGAATCGTTGAATCTTTTCCCATTGGGTTTTCCTGTTATAGAATCGGGCCCTTATTATCTTGGATAAATTCCGGGAACTCCGCCTCTTTTTTATTTTTTTCCCGCATCACCTCTGAGAGTGTATTAACGAAATCTTTTACGTTGTCGATGCCGTTCGTAAACTGCAGAAAAATTAACATCATATCGAAGTCTCTTTTATCTCTCAGGGCCACCGACATTTCCTGAGCCTGTTTTCCAATCGTTTCAAATAGCTCGGCGTATCGCCGTCGCTCTCTTTCGTTAAGTGTGTCAAAAACAAATGCATCTTTGTCCATAGGTCGCTCCATTTCCGGGTAACAAGGCCCGGCCCGTTAGTTACCAGCCAATGCACGCCGCGGAAATAAAAGTACGGCGCCATTAACAGCAGAGTGACGGGCCACAATTTTGCAGCCCATCTTTGTATTCGGGGGTGTGTTACCATCGCATCACACGCAAGCTAGCTGCCTGTATTTTCAACTGTTCATCGGATGCCGATTTTCTCGGCACCAAACTTAGGGACACATATACTATCCCGAAAAAAACACCAAAGCAAAACACGATAATTACTGGCATATCATCCTCCGTGCAGAAAGCTTCGAATCAACCCGACCATTGCAGACGAGTTGTCTATTGAGGCCTTGGCTTTTGCTATCAACTTTTCCGCTCCTGCCATATCCTTACGCATCTGTTCGAGTATGGCATCGCCGGATGCTATCCGAACCGCCTCTGCTTTTCTCGATGCGTCATTTGAAAACACCGGCTTACCATCTTTCATTTGCTGTGACACCTCACTGTAAATTGCCGACTCGCGGCCCGCGACCGCCGACCGGGCTCCCTCTAAAGATTTGTTCAGGTCGAACAGTGCGTTGACTTTTGTTTGGATATCGTTTACGAAATCGATACCGTGGTTTAAAAGCTGGGCTCGTAAAAGCTGCCCGTCTTCATTGACGTTGATTTTGTTCATTCTCTAACTCCAAATGCTTAAGCTGCTGGATGCCCAGCTTACCCATCGACCACTGATATTCACACTGTGGGCATTCCGTGTAAATCCATTGCTTCGAATCGAAGCCGGGCAACTGATAGCCGCCGTCGTGTGGACCCCAAAAGAGGGCCGGGCCTGATAGTTTCGCACTGCAGTACTTGCAGGTCTTGTCTTGAAATTCCGCCTCGTAGGATGAGAGCGGGGCCGGTAGTATTTTCATTTCCGTATGAACTCCTTAGCCGGGTCACCGTCCGGCCGTCTGCGCCCGCTACTCGGGTGTCGATACCAACCCTCCGGCTCACCCTCTCCATTCCAATCTACGAACGCCGCTATCGCAGGCTCTCGTACTGTGTACTCCCAAGAATCGCGGTACGTGTCAGAATGTAGTGGGCCGATGGCTAGTAACCAATTGTAAATTTGCGGGACAAAGAAAATGGCTTCGCCGTTTTCCAGTTTCCGGTACAGGTTGCCGTCCGTGTCTTCAAACACGCCGGTGTTTAATAGCTCAATTTCCTGATTAGCCATTTGCTATCACATCCTCCCAAGGCACTCCGACCTCGGCTATCGTTTTAGTGTCCACCGTTTTCGGGAACGGCAACCCGCCGAATAGCTGAGTCCGGCCCATCGCTATTGTCATTACCAGCCGGAGGGCGGTAGCTTTGCGAAATGCAGCCCGCCCAGCCTCTTTCTTGTACTTGCGGTACCACCCGGTAGGGTCTTGCGTGACAAGGGCTTCTATGCGTTTCAGGTGCTTCATGAGGGCCGTTAATTCGCCAACGCATAGCCGTTCTTTTCCGGGCGAGTGTTTCGCTCCGCCGTATGTCGACGCCTCAGGGTCGCTACTGTGGCACATCAGCCAGTTCTCAGTCTCAAGACCTTTCCACAAACGCCGGGCATTTTCCGGCGAATACCAGTCCTCAAGATGCTCAGCCGTGGCTGTCTCAAAGCCGGGCGGGTTTGGCTTTCCGAAATTCACCTTGAGAAACGGACAGGTCGCGCACGGGATACCGACCTCGGGACGGGGTTTGATTTTCATTCCGGCCTCCGCTCAATTTCCGCCAGGGCGGAAAGACCATCACCGAACGCCGCGGTAGCCCGCATCATTGTTCGCTCGAATGCAAGTTCCTTTTTCGTGAACATCACGCGGGCCGATGGCAACGGCGAAGCCTGCACAACCGCCTCGCTGAATTGTGACCGAATTTTTGAGGCCCTCTTTTCGAGGTCTATTATTTCCGCTTTGAATCTTTCGTATGCTTGTTTCGTAATCATATCCACCTCAGTCCATCACCACGTAGTCGGCTTGGACGCTCACCGATGCATTCTCATTCGAGAAAATCACCTTGTACGGGTTGTAAACCCGCTCGTCTTTCCAGCTTGTTATCGCCGGGGTTGCTGTATTGCCGTGAACTCTTAGATAGCCCTTGCCGCGCCAAGGCGTCACGTGGTCGCGAGTGTACTTTTGCGGAATAGCCCGGTAGGACAATACACGCGAGACAAGAGCAGCGGGCGCGCCGGGCACGTTTGGAACAAAACGGAGGTCCAGAAATTTTCCGCTCCAATTCGGGTCATCGCCGCGGGCTCCGAGTGTGTACCGGGCAAGGGCACCGGCGAAATATTCTGCCAGCAGATTTGTGTAGTAGTCCGCCGTCTGACCCGGATACAGCCGGGCGTACCGGCCCCGGTAGTAGTCACGCTGGGGTATCGGTATCTCACCCCGCCAGCCCGTCCGTTGTTCAAACTCCGCTTGCCGCTCATCCGAAAAACCGTAGAGGTCGGTCTGCAGAACGTACTCACGAAAATCCGGCACCAAAGAGTCAGAGGTGTCAGCATATTCCGAGTAGGTGAACATATCGCTTTCCTTCACCGGCTTTACCCAGTCGCCACTCACTATCCGTATCAGTTTGGCGAAGTCCTCGGAGTACACGTCGATACTGTAGTCCGCTGACATTTCGCGGAAAAGATATTTCGCACCTACGTCCTCGATTCTGATATTCGCTTGCAGGCCGGGTGGGTAATATTGCATCACGCCGCGGTTCACGCAGTTCAGGGTTTTCAGCGTGGCTAGCTCGGCTATATCCACGGAATTGAACCGGTCGGTTTTCATTCCACCGAAAGGAATGAGCAGCGGGATGGGCTGGTCTTTTGATATATGCCAACGGGCTACCTCTCGAATCGCTACAAGGCTCTCCGGGTTAGGCCGCGGGCCGTGTCTATACTGGCCGGTTCCAATCAGTTCATTCACGACCGCATCCAGCACCGTTTCCGTTTTGGTCAATGAGGCCACCGGGAACTGCTGAAAGAAAAAGTTTTCTAACAATGGCGAGTAAGGGTCGCCCTCGGGTAAGTTGATTTTCATGTTTCGCTCCGTCATTTTTTCGCTCCTTCCTTTGGTTTTGCGTTCACCAGTACCGGGTGAATCCATATTTTTTTGTAACTCTCAAACTCTGATTTGGTGGGTGTGTAGTTGAAGCACGGGCAGCCGTGGTGCATGCAAAAGTTTTCCGTGGCCATATGTACCCGCGGCGTTATCTTGTCAACGAAATGAATATTCTTATCGTGGGTGCATTCGCAGGTCCCGGCCGTTCGAACGCCAAAGCCTTGCTTGCGGAAATGCCCCACTCGCCAATGCATACGGGGTGACGAATGTGTACCGGGCTCAACTCCACCGGTGTAAACGGTGCGGTATTTCTTGCCTACGAAATTCGGTTCCCAAATTTCTTGATGCCTGTCTTTTTTCGATAGCGTGATTTTCCGCCCGCGTTCTACAAGCTGAGGCTCAATCTCCATTGCCAGCACGAGATTCAAGGCGATGCGAATCATATCGTGCACCATAACGATATCCGGGGTAATCTCTCCAACCGGCTGAGTGCGTGAGCCTGATAGTTCGTTTGTGTAGGCCAATATGTCAACACCGCCTTCGAGCATTTTTTTCAACGCCAGTGAATCAGCCCCGACCGCGAAAAACATCGACTGGTCTTTAATGGCTGTCGTGAAGATAAATTTCGCCCGGTTTGCGTTCACCTTTATTTCGGTAATCTTTCCGGGTATGGTGTATTGCCCGGTCTCGAAACGGGCCACCCCTATATGCGTACAATCGCTATCCCGGAATTTCATCACACCCGAGGGTAGTTGAAACATGAGAGCATCGTGGGGCATTTTGAAGTCGTCAAAGTCCATGTCCGAGGGTGGTGTGGTGTGGCTCACCGCATCGTATAGCGGTCGGCTGACAAAGAATTGATTGAGGCCTGTATACTGCCAGAGCCCGGCGAACATCACCGCGTTACGCTGGGCGTCGTAGTCCTCTGTGTACTGTTTGTCCACCTGGGCGGAAACTACGTGCATCGCACTGGTGTAGTTAGCCCAGCGCCACTCGTAATCTTCGACGTTGCGATAGATACGTGGGAAAAACGCGGCGTAAGACCTCGGGGCCGAATCGCGTAACTCTCGCATCGCAAATTTGAGGTTGGTCTTGCCTTTTTCCCATCCGTAAAAGTTTAGGTTGATGTCGTACTGGATATAGCTCATATCCAGCGACGGGTCGAGTTTTCGCCGGTCTGCAATAAAACCGCCCCTTCCTAAAATATCGTCTTTGTTGATTTTCATTTCATCCTCCGACACAGGAAAGAAAGGGGTGGCGAACCACCCCAGCTTTCCGGGTAATCCGAGCCTAGTTTTTGGACAGGATATCGTTGAGGACGGCGGCCCCGTTTGTATCGCGGCCCGCAGCGTACTTCGTTGACCGGGATACGCTCGGGTTGTTCATTGTCTCAGCTAGAATGATATCGAGGGCCGACTCTTTCAATTCCGCGCCGCCGTTGAACAGGGCGTTGTTTGCTCGAACCTGCTCGACCGTCCAGCCAGCTTTCGCATCCGTCATGACTACCGGGCGATAGTGGTCAACATACTCGGTGATGGCATTCAGGTAATTGTAGGCAGTACCGCGAATTTCCGGGAACGCGTTGTTGTCGTTGCCTTCGTACAGGTTGAGAATTTCCGTCAGGACGTTGTCGCGGCGTGTGACAGAGGCGGCAGCCGGGGCGTCTTGGCCATCCTTGACCTTTATGGGAAACAGCCGGTTGACGATTGCCTCGTAGTTGGCTTTCGTCATTTGCTTACCGGCCAATATCTGCATTTTCTCGCGGAGGCTCTTGACGCTGTCGTGGGCCGTCATGATGATATTTTTGGCAGCACCGAGGCGGGCCTGTGCGGATTTGGTGTGACGAATTTTGATGATGTCAGAATCGACGCCGTTCTTTCGTGCCTTACCGGCCCGGCTCGAAGATTCGGACAAGGCAGCCCGCAGAGTGTTTGCACAAACTACGCGGACCGAGGTGAGAAAAACGCGGGCTGCCTGACTACCGTTGTGGCTGTTGGAAAAGAGAAGGTAGTTTTCGTGACGGTCGCCGTCGACCACTTCGAACGCGTCCGACAGGTTGGCCAAAGCGAATACCCGCTGGCCGCCGCCGAGTGCCCCGGCTGCCTCGTAGTGTGCGCCGTTCTCACGCTCCAAAAGTTCATCCACGAATTTGAACTGCTCGATGTTCTGGATGGGGTTGTAATCCGCACCGACGTTGCCCAAAAAGCCCTTGGTATCATCGCGGTATATATCGTAACTGTCAATGAGTTCGCCGGTGAGAACCGACTTTTGCTGATGTTTGGAAACTGTCCAATTGAGCCCGGCCTTTTCCATTGTCTCTCCCCACGTTTGGGCGTCTTCGACCACTTGACCAAGACCGTGCCAGGCTGTGCCTCGGGTCATTATCTCGTACTTACCGGTGAAAGAATTTTTGATTAAATCGTGTGACATATTTGCTATCGCTCCTAATTTTTGATTTTTGTTCAGCAGCCCCGGTGTCCCGACCAAGACTGCCTGCACAGTAAATATCTCAAATGTTTATTAATCTGTCAACAAAATAAAACGCATAAACCGGGAAAATGTGGTATATTGAGAGCCTGACAATACCAGTACTCGGGTAAATATTTTTTACGGAGGATGAAAAAAACACCATTATGGCACTATCTGACTACACAAAAGACGAATTAACCAACCGAATCGACTTTCTTTCCGCCGACCGCAAAAGCCACCTTGACCAAGCCGCGGCCCTTGAAACGGAAATAGATTCGCATAAAAAGGAACTGGCCACCCGGCCCGAACACGAGGCCGCACCCGCGGAGCCCGCGGCTATCGGTGAAGTAGTGGCGGCCGAATCCGGCGCCGGGTCAACGTCTAATTAAATAACGTGGGCCGGTTCAACATCGCACCCATGCAGCGGTAGTACGCGGCCCGTGTCAACTGCACATCGTAGAGGGCGTCATGTAATTTCGTGGCGTCCATTTCCAAACCCAACGCCTCGGCCACGGCCCGCAATTTGAAGTTAGGCATTTCGGCCCGCTCGTCTTGCAGAAACACACCGGCCAGCGTCATCACATCAACCGGATTCGACCAAAAGAAACTGCCAAAATAACTATCGTTGTTATCCGCCCACCACCGGCGCAAAAGCTGGTTATCGAACTGGGCGTTGTTAAACCCGGTCAGATGGAATTTATCTTTTTTGTTGTACGGGTTACAGTACCGTTTGAGTTTTTCCCGCACCGCGATAAACACACTGGCCATTGTGGGGTAGGCGGCTATTTCCTCAGCGGTCGCACCGATAACGTCCAAGGCTTCTTGCTCGATAACCGCACCCGGCTTGGGTTGTACCCGGAAAGAAAACCCTTCGACGGCCCGGCTGTTCACATCGACTATTCCGGCTATCTGCACGATGCCGGATTTTTCAATGTTGACGCCGGTTGTTTCGAGGTCAAAGAAAAAGTGTTTGACGGTCATAGTGGTTCCTGTCCGGTGATACGCCGGTGTTCTATCGCCTGCATTCTAAACCGCTCGGCCATTTCGCCGGTGAATTGTTTGCGGTCGAATCCGTGTAGTTTGTTTGATAATTCCAGGGCGCAGATGCCGCAGCAGTCGCGAACCAATTTACCGTTCAGGTCTAGGTAATTAAGAATTTCCTCGGGGTAATCAACCTTGCAATTTCCGCATTTCATGGTGTTCTATAAATTCGAGATAGCCCAGTATGCTATATAAGTGGGCGGCCCCGGAGCGAATCGAAACCGCCCGCCCGCCGTGGCGCGTCGTGAGTTACGCCGCGGCTTTCATAGACTTTTCGGGCTCGTCTGCCTTTTCGCCGTCTATCTCTATTTCGTTCATGTGAATCAAGGTCCGCTGTTTTACGTTCCCTTCCAGCACAATATCGCCTATCAATACTTCATCATCCATCGGTAGGCTCTTTGCACCAGCCCGGATAGCGTAGGCCGACACTTCGTCAGGCGCGTCGAACCGGGTGTAGGCCCGCCAGCCGCGCTCGGCGTGACGGTCGTACCAATCGAACACGTGGAAAAATCGGCCGCCCATGATGCTGATGTGACGTTTGATTTTTACGCTCTTACCCGCCAGCATCGACGGGGTTGTGTGAATAGCTGCCATTACTTTTTACCTCCATTCTTTTTCGCCGGGGCCGCATCCTCAGGCGCCGCGGGTGTTTTAATTTTCGCCAAGCTTGTCATAGCAATACTGGCCTCCTCTTGCGTCATTTCGCCAAACAGGTCTACCCGGTTATTGGTGTAGTACCGCACCGCGGCCTCTTCCTCACGTTTCAGCCGGGTCATTTGTTGGTGCAAGGCCTCAATCTGCGCCGGGGTGCTGGGTGCATTGCGTTGTTCCTCGGACAGTTCCCCGCGCCATAGTTCACGGGCTAGGCCGTGGCCCTCTGCAGCCCGGCGAAACGCCTGAGCATACGCGTTCGTACCAACCGAGCCATACCCCTTGACCGGAAAGTTTTCGTCACCGACGCCGTCCTGGTCAAAGATGCCGTCGAACGCGTGAATACGAATCTTGACCCAGCAGATGTATGTATCGCCCGCGACTATCTGAGACACAAAGGTGGCGTCCCAATGCTCAGAGCCTACCCGCGTGTCGAGCATGTCCTTTACGTCCGTCACATTCACGTACCGGATTTTCCGGGCGTCCTCGCCCCGGCCCGTGGGTTTGAGGCTTATCATGTCCTCGGGGATTGTCTCGCGCAGGCGTTTCTTTATATCCGCGTAGCTGAGATTGCTTTTAGGTTTTTCGTCAGTAGTTTCGCTCATAGTTTTTCCTTTAATTAAAAAAGCCTGCTATGTCCGTAGATATAAGCAGGCCTTCATTTGCGGCGAATGTTATCACTTTCGACGTGCATAATTTTCGCTCCATTTTACAAATCGGCAAGTGCCAGTATGACCGTACCACCGATTCCTAGCCCGGTACCAAGACCGTGCATTTCCAAATAAACGCTGATGAACGAAGTAACCACCAGCAAACAGCCAAAAAGCAAATAACGCACGTGATGCCTTTGGCAATGCGTGTGCAGCTTACGCTTCGTCACCTCCATCTTTTTCAGTCTCTTGACCATTACTTTCCTTCACTGGCTCGAACAACACGTTCGTTGCGGTCAGTGGTCTGTTAGGCCTGCCATCCCAACGTAACGGCTTGCATTTCGGTTGGGTCTTGTAAAATGCCAGGGCCGCCTCCATATCATCAAACTGTAAAGCTGTGTTTATGTCGGTGGTGAACTCACCACGGCCCCGGCCGTTATCAAATTCAAAATCGAAAAATTTCAAGTATTCGCCATCTACCGGCGTCGGGCTGCCATCAGGCAACCCTTGTACCTGTAAAACTGTTTTCATATTTTTCGTTGGTCGGGAACGCTGTGAATCTTTTCTCGACGGGGTTTAGTTTCCGATAATTTTATTTCGTTGTCAAGACAATAAAATCAGATAGGCGGTAAAGAAAATTTTTGCTCGACAAGAGTTATTTTAAATCTAAGAACTAAGAGTTAAGAAGACTATAAAGGGAAGCGCGAATTTTCGCGCTTCTATCGCTGTTTCGAGTATTCCGCCGTGGCGGAAAATACCGCCGTTTTATTGTTACGCTTTTTCTAATTGATTTTTACCGCGGGAAAATATAACATAATCCGCGGCGTGGATTTTGCAACGGCAGAACCCAAATATGAATGAGCAAAAAGAAATCCGTTTCACCTTACCCGAGCCTGTCGACTATGACCGGTACGCAGACTTTCAAAGGCTGTGCATCATCAACGGCGAAAAGGAAGGGGCCGGGGTAGCCCGGATAATCAAGCGTGAAGTGGAAAAGAATCGGTCGAAACTCTACGATGACAACGGAAAGATGAAGTGGGTAGACCAACCTACTTTAATCGCGGCCCTCGCAGAGCAAAAACCGCCAATTAAAACCAATCCTCAAACGCTGTACAACTATCGCAACGGCGGAAAGATGGCCGGTATGTACGGGTCAGACGGCGGAAAAGGGCTGCTTTATAATTTGCGTGCGTGCATATTATTTTTTCGAGAAATTCAGGCAGCACCGCGAGAAAACCGCTCGGCCAAGGCCGAAGCTTAAAACAGGAGTGAATAATGCCAAGAGGAAAAAAAGCAGCAGCCGCAGCAGCCGGTGCGGAGGGCGTAGCAGACGAGACGCCAAAACAGGAACCGACTTTAATGGATACGGAGGCGGATGGTCAGAAAGTTTTGCCCGGCCACGAGTACGAAGCCATTGAGGAACTGGTTAAGAAGGGCCTTGAAATTGTGAAAGACAAGGCGGCCCATGCGAAGCTTACTAAAAAGCTAACCGAACACAAACCTATCATCCGGGCGCTGTGCAAAAAGTACGAGCAGTACTTTACCGAGGATGAGAATGTACCCGGTACGAAGTGGTATCGGGCGGGTGGCGTAAAAATCAAATACGTCCACACCGAGGAAGAGGACGTAACCGTGTCCGAGGACAGCAAGACGGTAAACGTCCAAGCGTATTAAGCTTACACGTCTAGTAGGGCGCCCGCCCTACTTGTGTGAGGCGGGCCGGGTGGACGGTGTGGGAGACGTTCATTCGGCCCATTTTTCCAGATGGTGCAATTGGTAGCACAGCGGGTTTTGGACCCGCGTATGTGGGTTCGAGTCCTACTCTGGAAGCCAATTTTGACGGAGGGAAATTATGAGTACGACAGCTTGGATTTTCACTATCGTTACCGCCGTGGTTTTAATTTTGGGCGGTCTTGGGTTTTATATTTCAAAGGTCAAGCAAGGAAAAGACTGAGTGTTCGCGGCCCGGCGTTACGATGCATACTCTCGTAGGCGAGTCGGGCCGCTGACAGCGGTGGGGTTTGTGAACTGAGGCGAGAATGGCCGCCCCACCGTTTATTTTATGTACAACCCCATCCCATCTATCAAAAGACACGCGTATTGTTTCGGGCATGAGGTTTGGAGTATAGACCAGCGGGTTTACTACTACGATGGTGAGACGCGCCCGCTGACAATTTCGCCGGTGACGGCTGAGTACATTATGGCCCCGGCGCGGACACCCTACGATGCAATTATTTTAATGCGGAGGTATTTAGGATTATGGAAAAAGTCAGGCTATTGCTGAATGACGTGGCCGAGTACGATAAGGTGATAGCTAACTCACTGCCCGAGGGCGGCGACCTGCGAATAATCACGAAAGACGTTGGTATGGAGTCGGGCCGGGCGTCGGCCCTATTTTGTTTTACAGTGCAGTTGCCGGATGGTACTAAAGCAACCGCCCAGGCAGCGGTGACGGTGAATACGTTACAAACACTGGCCGCAGGCCTTAATGGTCGATACGAAGACGGGCTCCTACGCCCGCACTTGAGGGATAGAGGATGAGCGATATCATACCGGTAATTATTATTGCCAAAAACTCAGAGGACGCCGCGGAATTTAACGGCCTATGTAAACGGGCCGGACGGCTGATGAGGTCGTATATGAAATTTGGCGATGCGATGGATAAGATAGACGAAGACGCGCCGGATTTTCTGCAAAAGATGGGTCCACATTTTGAAAAATTCACAATGGAATTGATGAGTATTTACCCGGACTACCGTGTGTTTGAGCGAGACGCGGAAGGGTTTTCACACCTACAGACAAAGACCTTGGAGGAATTCAAAAAAGACCATGACCTCTAAACCAACGGTGGCTATCGACACCACTGAAAAACCAATCATCTTCACCGTGCCGAACGTGCAGAAAATCGAGGCCGGTACGAAAACACAGACGCGCCGGGTGATGCAGTTGCAGCCGGGGCCGGGTAATTCGCCGTCGATAATTGAGAAGCGATACAAGGGCTGTGTCGTAGCCGTGTGGCCGGGCGAAAGTGAGTTTGATTATTTCGACTGCCACTGCATTTACGGTGCGCCGGGCGGCATCCTTTGGGTACGCGAGAAAACCGGGTTCAATATCAACCCGAACTTTAAGCACAAAGCAGAAAGAATCTACCCAGCCCGCCAGAGTGTCGACCCGGATTATCCGGTGAAGTGGATACCGTCAATTCACATGCCGAGGATAGCGTGTAAGACCCGGCTGATTATCACGGACGTTTGGTGCGAACAGCTTGCGGAGATATCCGACGCCGACGCCCGAGCCGAGGGCCAGCCGGACGCGTTTTCTTTCAAAATATCTTGGACGGCGTTACACGGTTCCAAAAACACATGGGAGGAAAACCCGTGGCTGTGGTGCATTAAATTCAAAAAGGTATGAGCGATATAGCGGCTTTGAACATCGACCCCAAGACCGTGAGCCAGCGGTTGTTTTTCGGAAAGCAGTCTATCTACGCCGCCGAGTGGCACGTGTTTGACGCGGCCCTGCGTTTGGAGTCCGGCGAAACTCTCGCCCTCCATGACGAGCCTATTTTTCTCAACGGGAAAATCGTGGGTGTAAAAAGCACCCCGATGTTTCCGATAATAATAGCCGACAGCTTGCAGCAATTAAATCGAATGCGCGGGGAACTCGACCAGTTTTGCGAGTTGTGTTTTATCGAGTTCACGATGGCCGCGGACATCCTCAAAAAGGAACGGTTGCTGAAATTCAAATGAACAAAGTTCATTATCCCAAAGGCCGCCTAGCTGACCACTTAAATGCTGAGACATATTGCGGGCGCGAGATTCGATTATTCGTGGAGTACCACGCGGCGTTGTCTCAGGTTAGTTGTCTTTCATGCCTCCGCTCTGTAGTGGCCACAGCACGCCGGGCCGCGGCGAAAACAAATTTACCACTGGTAGCGAATCAAAACCCGTTCCCGCAGTTCAAAAAACTTTATTGAATATGTTAGTCATTCACTCTATCGACATTCCCTGGCAAGAAACATTTTCGCTGTTCATCCGCAAACGTGCCGTACTCCGGTCGGTGTTTTGTGATTCGGAGTCCTCCCGGCTGTACTATGAATTTCACCCCAACGACGAAGAGGATAAAGTTTACCGACAGTTTGCGATGATACGGGCACGGCACCAACTTGACCCCGGCGAAGGCAACGTTGCTCATTTCATTTCAGCTTTCAAATTACCCGACCACATTGTTTACCACCTTTATGAAATACGGCCCTATTGATATCCACGCCGGGCCGGTGTATGATTCTGCTCAAAAACTATGGCCACCAAACCCAAGACCGCACCAATTTCAGCGACCGCTCCCGAACCCCTTGAAATACAATCCGCCGAACACCGCCTGCATATTCGATATGTGGACGTTGCTCTGATACTACCGCTTGAGAAAAACTTCAAACGGCACGCCATCCCGGAAACACAAAAGTCTTTGCGCCGTTTCGGTGTCATCGACCCTATTGGTATCAACCGCCAGACCGGAAAGAACTACGACGGGAACGGCCGGGTTGAGGCATTGCAGGCCATGAGAGAGGACTGGATAGATGCCGGTAAACCCTTGGGCACTGGGTCAGTGTTCGAGCCTCCGAAGGGTGTTGTAGCAGTGGGTGAAAAATGGTTCGTACCCACGGTGGACGGCGTAAATCTATCCGAGGTAGACGAGGCCCCAGCAGCCGCGGCCCTGAATCGTATCAACGAACTGGGCGGATATGACGAAGCGCTGATGGCTGAGATTTTGCAGATGATGAAAGACACGCCGGGCAGCCTCGACGCAACCGGGTACTCGGATGAGGACGTGGACGAAATTGTAAAACGCCTCGAGAAAGAAGTACCGGGCGGCGACTTTGATATTCACGAGGAAACGCCGGGCGGATTCGGTGGAGGTATGCAGGCTCACGCCGCAATATCGAACACGAAACAAATAGCCCTCATTCTTTCGCAAGAGGTCCACGCCGAGTTCATCGAGTTGGCCATGAAGCTGTCAGAGCGTTTCAAAACCGATAACGTCACCGATACTGTGATAGCTTGTATGCGGGAACTGGGCGGAAAGAAAAAGTGAAAACCTACACAGTCGACAAGGTCTGCGATGACGAAGCCATTGACGCGCTGAACGGTGAGTTTTTGGGTGACGAGGCTTACGACCTGCTTATTGACCATGACGCCGATATATTCCGGGCGGACGGCAGTCCCTTGATTCACTTTCGCCGCAACGTAGTCAGCGTAAAGCACGCGGCCCGCGCGTTCCCGGTTCTATTCAAGGCAGCGCAGGGTGGAGGCAACCGCGGTACGGCGGCCGGACGGCTATCAACCCTCGGACTGAAACCCGGTGACCGGCACGAGCAGCATGTTATCGGAGCCCTGCATGGTGACACACGGTACTACCCGATGAAAAAGGACGGTACCATTTCCAAGCGGAGTTTTGGCTTGGAGGTCCCGAGTTCGGTTATCGGTTCCCTTGAACGTTCGAGCCCGGCTATTCCGTATTGCCGACTGACCGCCTTCACCGCAAAGCATTTGAAGGCCCTTAGAGATGCCGCACCCTTCATCCGCACCGTAGATACCTGTTTTCGAGAAAACTCGCCCCAGCGTCACGCAGCACAGCTTGCCGAGTGCAATAAGACCCATCCAGACTACATAATTTCGGGTACAGCGTTCTCGACCATTACCGTTAACCGAAATTGGCGCACGGCCCTGCATAAAGACGTGGGTGATTTACGCAGTGGTTTCGGTGTCCTGGCTGTGCTGAGCGAGGGCCGATACGAGGGCGGGCTATTCGTGGTTCCGCAGTACGGTGTGGCTGTCAACATGCGTCACGGTGACGTGCTGCTGGTCGACGTTCACGAGTGGCACTGCAACACGCCGCTGGTGGGTGTGTCGAAATACTGGACCCGGCTAAGTTGTGTTTTCTATTTCCGCCGCCGTATCGTGGCGTGCAAATCGCTATCGGAGGAAACCGAACGCGCGAAGCGACGGCAGCCGGGCGATTCTCTTTTCAATGACTTCGAGGGTGAGTTCCCGGAATAAATGCCAAGACATAAACCGTATACGGTAAAAATCGAATTGACCCGTGGTTGTACACGCCGGTGTACGTTTTGCGCGTTGCCGGAAATGGAATGGGTGAAGGATAAGTTTGTTTTCATGGAGGATGAAACCTATCGGGCTATTCTGCAAGGTGCCAGCGTTTGGGAAAAGATGCGTATAGAATTCGCGGAACGCGGTGAGCCAAGTTTCCATCCACGCCTGATTGACTTTTTCGCCCGAGCCCGGAGTGCGTTGCCAAAAGCGCAGTTGATGATGACGAGCAACGGCGATACCGTTCGAAAGTACAAAGACCGCTACCCGGCTTTTGTGCAATCCATGTTCGACGCGGGCCTGAATTTTCTCATGCTCGATTGCTACGACACGCCGCGATACGAACACATGAAAAGCTTGTTTCCAAATGCCAGCTTATTTTTTGAAGAGGACGGCGGAAACACCCACCCTTACCGGTATGTCGGCCCGAAACATCACGAGCTAATTTTGGTCGACGCTGCGCCCCGGCCCACGAATATAATTCGCCGGTATCACAACCAGGGTGGAAGCGTGAATGTGGAGGCCGCACGCGCGGAGGGTCATACGGTGTTCGACGTGACGGAGCCCTTGCAGAAAATGTGTACCCGGCCTTTTCGAGAATTAGTAATCCACGTTGAGGGCCACGTTGTTTTGTGCTGCAATGATTGGAAGCAAGAGCATATCGTGGGCAACGTGAAAGACACGCCGCTATCTGTTTTGTGGGATCGGCTGGACACTGCCCGAGCCTCACTAATAAGTAAAGACCGGGCCGCCGTAATTCCGTGCAACAAATGTTCGGAACGGGCCGGGTTCCGGGTGGGACTGGAAACCGATTGGTTCGAGAAAACGCGGAATTAGCCCGCAAAATCGTATAAATCTAAAATATTTTTTAGCACGGCATCGGTAATAACTGCTATTAGATGCCGTGTTTTTGCGTTCAAAGTCTGCCTTTTGCTCATTTATTTTGTTGACAAGTAAATAAACATTTGAGATATTGAGTTCATCGGGACGGCACAGCCCGGAAAAACGAAAGGAGCGATTCAAAATGCCGAAGAGATTAAGACTGCAACCGCAATTCAAATTAGGCCAGACGGTATATAAAACCGAGACGGGTGAGCAAGTAAAAATACACCACGCAAAGCCACTTTTTAATGATGTTATTTACACATTAGAAAACGGACAGGAAGTCAGCGAAATGGTTTTAACCGATAAGCTAGAAGAAATGCCGAAGCCGGTAATAGCTAATATTACCCGTGAAAGATACGAGAATGCGGATGCGTATGCAGCCCGATTATTAGCGTCGATGTTCCAAGAGGTTTATGCACATACCGGGCGGGAAATGCCATCTGAAATGTTTGACCGAGCCCACGATATAACAACTTTGTTGATGGAAGCCGTGGCCGAAAAATACCACGTCGTATATAAAGCTTGATTGAGTTCCCGCGGGACGCCGCGAGAAATCCGAGTAGGAAAGGGGCCTAGACTTAAAGGAGATTAAAATGGACAAGAATTTAAAACTACATTTTGCCGATAAAAATAACGATCCGCTTTGTGGAATGATGCTGACAAATCGCAATAAATGGGCGGTTGTAAAACACGCGGCAAACGTGACGTGTTCGCGGTGTAAAGCACTTGCCGAAAAGCAGGAAAATCCGTGTGGAAATGTTGACGGCTATCGCGCCCACGGAGGTTGTGTGAAAGTTTCCGCCAGACGTGGCGGAAAATCCGAGTAGGAAAGCTGTGGGCCGGGTTCATGTTTGTTCTCTGCCCCACCTACCCCGAAAGGAAAGCCGGGCTGTTACAGAAACGCGTTGCGGACAGGGCCGCTACGCAAAGCTTGCCAAGCAGCCCGGCACCCTGGCTCTTTGAAAATTCACTCGCGTATGTTGTCGGTTCCCTGCTCTATCATGAGCAGAATAGGTAGGTCCACTGTTAGACTGAGGGAGGGTCGTTGGAATAGGCCAGTCACCTTTTCCGGGCCGGTAGCATGCGTCAGTGAGTTTTCAAAAACTCACCCGGCTGGGACGCCGGGCAAATTAAAAAAGTAGGAGCGATTAAAGCAATGTCAGAAAAAAAAGAAACCTTAACACCCGAGCAGAGCGCGATAGCAAAAGCTACAAACAAGCCGGGCCTGGCCGTGGGATACAACGGCGGATTTTTCATCAAGAATAAATCGACCGGGAAAATGTACCGGCTAATGTTCGACGCCAAAGCAAAGGTGTGGAACGTGACGGATGAAGCCACCGGAAAAGTGGTCGCGACCAAAAAGACCCGTAGCCAGCTTCGCCGTATCGTGAAGGACTGGACACCCAAGACCGAGGGCGTTATTCCGACCGAGGAAAAGAAAGCGTCCAGCGGGGCCGCAAAGACCACAGCCGCGGCAAAGAAGGGCGGAGACGGAACCGGAACCGGGACAGCAAAGAAGACCGCGGCCCCTAAGAAAAATTCCGCCACGGCGGAAAAAAAGGGAAAGCCGGGCCAGCGTATGGCGACCGACTTCATTCCTAACGATGCGGTCGTTTACAGCCCCAAGGCGGGTTCAGGAAAGTATTCGGGCCGCGTGGTCAAGGTAGGCCCGAACAAACTGCAGGTGGCTGTTCAGATGGCAGCCGGTGCCCGCCCGCAAACATTGTGGGTACCTCGGGAAGAGATCAAACCTTCCAAGAGCAGCCCGGCCCCGGACGTGGCCGCTGCAACCGCGGCGTAATTCATAGCCCCGGCGCACAATTTCGGCGGAGTCGAGTTTTGGTAACCCGGCCCGCCGTTTTTATTTGTTTGACAGAATAATAAAAACGCGGGAAAATGGAGTATGGCCATTTACAACCAACCAAATGAAATATGAAATGACCCGGCCCTGTAATACGTGCCCATTCCGAAATGACGGCGGGCGTTTGTACGTTGACCCGGATAGGCTGCGAAGCTTTGCCCGCGGCGAATTTGTTTGCCACGAAACGGCGGAAGTCGAAGAGGATGATGAGTACGGCTGTGGAGGCGATTTTGTCGCGGTGCCGGAAAGCCAGCATTGCGCCGGGGCCTTGATATTTTACGAAAACGCGGACTGGCGAAACCTCATGACTGATGTGATGATAACAGCCGGGAAGTACGACCCGAGCAAATTGAAAATGGATTCGCCGGTATTTAAGTCTTGGGATGAGGTTGACGCCCAAACCGAAAAACAGTGGCTCGAAAATCAACGGAGGGACAAAAAGAAAAAATGAGTTTCAATAAAATAATTTTGGTCGGCAATCTCGGGAAAGACCCCGAGCTACGATACACCCCGCAAGGCGATGCGGTCTGCACGTTTTCCATTGCGACCAACGAAAAGAAAAAAGACAAATCGGGCGAATATCAAAGTGTGGTTACGTGGTTCAAGATAACGCTTTGGCGCAAGACCGCCGAGGCCGCGGCGAAGTATCTCGTTAAGGGTAAGGAGGTTTTCATTGAGGGCCGCCTTGGTATCGAGACGTGGACAGACCGGGATGGTGTCGAGCGTCAAACGTTAGCCGTAACTGCAACGGATATGCAGTTTATCGGTAGTAGGTCGGACGGAGATAGAGAGCCAAGCCAGGCCGAGGCCGCGGGCAGCTATCAAACACCGGCGCCCGCGACCGACGATGATATTCCCTTTTAAACCATGGCATTCTACACGAGAAAAGTAGGCGTTGAACAATGGAAGCCGGGCGTCCCGACCGCTATCCGGACTTGCCTTTGTTGCAAGGAAAATATTCGAGCCGGGATGGTCTGTAGATTTTCCGGACGGTCGACGGAACGCCGGAGCTATCTATGTACTCCGTGCTGGACAGAGTGGGGTAAACTCGGCGGGCGGCTGTGCGATATCAGCCGGTTCAAACTTTCCGCCAGGGAGGAAAATTGATGCGTGAGGATTTACATTGGCGCGAGTACGCGAAACAAAACGGGTTCGAGGAAAAACTGAACAGCGATGATGTGCTAAACGACCGTAAAGAATTTCCGTTGCACGTCATCACTTACCACCGCGGCAAGACGTATACATGGTTCTTTTCGGGCGGCTGGCAGGTCGCTGAGCTAGTCGCCGGTTCTTTCCGGGACCACCGCCCGCAAAAGACACTCCGGGCCGCCTTAGACAAAATACTCAAGGAGCAAAATCATGAAGCCAATACTGGTATGCAGCAAGGGACGGCCTGACGCGCCGCTGTTCACACTTTTGGAGGGTGTGTCGTACACCGTCCTTGTCGAGCCCCAAGACTACGGAGCATATCTCGAACATCACCCCGCGGCCCGGCTGTGTAAATTGCCGTATAACAATCGCGGGCTGGCCTACGCTCGACAGGTCGCGTTGCAGCTTGCCCGGAAACTCGGGTACGACTGGTACTGGATGCTGGATGATGATATCAAAGGTTTCTACTACACGAAAAATGAAAAGACGTGGACGTATGAATTACCTGAGAAGGCCCTCGAAGACGCTGAATGGTTTTTCCTGAACGGTGACCACATCGGCCAGGCCGGGCTCGAATACCAGCAATATGCTTGGAGCAACAAACGGCCGTTCGTGATGAACAGTTATTGTGACGTGGCCGTGTGTATCCGCACCGCGATGCCGGTCAACTACCGCACGGAACTGCCTTTCAAATCCGACCGGGATTTTACGCTGCAAATTCTAAGCATAGGGTACAAGGTGATAAAGCTGGCTCAGATATCTTTCGCGGTTCCAAAAAACGGTTCGAATAAAGGCGGGTTGTACGACCAGTACAAAACAGAAAAGGAAGCCGCGGCCAGCCGCCGCATGGTGGAATTGTGGGGTGACCACATCTGCCAAGTGAAAATGAAAAAGGACGGACGTCCGGACGTCAAAATAAATTGGAGGGCATTCGACAAATGATGCAAATAGTAGTGGGGTTCGTCATCGCTTTTGCGTTGATGGGTTTAGTGAGTTGCTTTACAGAATGGCTAGGCCGGGCGCGGACCCGAGCAGACAACCGCAAGGCTGTAGATAAGTTTTGCGAAGACCGTAATTATTGCTTTTACGGTTGTGGGCTCGGCAAAGAGGGAGCGTATTACGGTGGATATCACTGCAATTCTGACCATAAATGAAAGCTGGGAAACAGTTGAAAGATATAAAGGTTGGTGACCGGTATAAACGTACGAACGCCGGTAGATACTCGAACAAAATTCACGAAGTGACAGAAGTGCATGATGACTGTTTTATTTCCTGCGATGTCCGTGAATTGGTGAGCCCGCCAGAGTATCGGACAAAGGTAATTACTACCGATAAGGTGCTTGCGGGACTTACTGAACATGGCGAAATTATTTGGAGCTAAGACTATGACGTCGATACATTATTTTTTCTTGTTTTTAATTATTACCTGCGGAGCAATCCTATTATTCGTATCTGCGATAATTGAATACAAACACTGGCGGGAATGGATTAAAGACCACCCCAAGGACAGTTGGAGGCCATAACATGAGACTTGTAAAAGCACACCTGATAAAAATGGAAACTGCAGACCATTGTTGTCGAATGATAGAAGGCATGGCAACTATTGGAAAAGAGTACAAAGTAGACTTTGATTCAATTATCTACGGTCAAGAGATGTGGAACGAAGACCAGAAAATCGACCACCGGAAAGATATAATTTACGACCGCAATGGAAGTCACTGGCTGCCCCTCGAAGTGCTTTCGCTCGATATGGTTTTGGACTGTCCGAAATGCGGCCTCCGACACGTTGACAAACCCGAGCCGGATATTTGCCGCTGCGGTAGAACGTGGGCCGACCACGGCAACGGAGCCCAAGGCCACGAGTTTCATCAGGCGTGGGACAACCCTCCGCATCACAAACATTTATGCGCCGGGTGTAGTCATCTTTGGACGCCCTACGCGTTCCAAACAAATGGAGTAGAAAGTGAGTAAAAAGCAAGACAACATGGTGCGCCTATTCATGGAGCATCACCGCCGCCGCGACCGGTTCCGAGCAATGGTCGATGAGTACGGCGTACAGGAACCGCTAGCCTCCGCATTGGTAGACCTATGGAGCCACTCGGAGAGCCCGAAACACAACGCCTACCATAACTTTACCGTTATCTCAACGGATGCTGTCCGGGCGGTCTTAGAGTTCATTTCACAAACCGACACGCCCGCGGCCCGCGTACTGATGGATTTTTAATATGGCAATACTTAACCTGATAGACCCAACCGACAAAACGAAATGCCCAAAGTGCGGTCACCGGCTGCATGGAACTTGGTGCCCGAACATGGCCAGTGACAACGACTGTGACTGTGAACATGATAGCAGCGTGGAATGCCCGTGGTGTGCGAAATCTTACATACCCGAGTTCGAGGGCCAGCCCGCTTGCACCCCGGCGTGCTACGAAGCCGGTCAGGATTTATAAAATCTATGGATGAGAAAAACAAATTACTAGTCGCTGAGAAAATGGCATGGCGCGAGATAGTTCCCACCGGCGACATGGCCGACAGTGTCAACCCGCTATTCAGCACCGGGTTCGCTGCGTGTTGGAAATTAAAAGTACAAGCGGAAAATTCCGCCAGGGTGGAAAATCGAAAACTGCAGACCCGGATAGATGCACTGGTGGGGCTGATTAACCACCCGCGGCTGGACGGCTTCTTTACCGGCGTGCGTGTGGAGGCCGCGTTTCAACGCGAAAAGTGGGGCGAGGAACACGATAAGCTAAAGACCGCCTTCGACTGGTTTTGGCTTATCGGCTATGTCAGCCAAAAGGCCGCGGGCGCCATCGTCTCAGGCGACTCTGAGAAGGCAAAGCACCATATCATAACCACGGCCGCCGTCCTCTTCAACTGGTACAAATTTCAATTCCCGGAGGATACCGAATGAGCTATATAAAATTCCACATAAACAGCCGCGTCCGTGTCCGTCTTACTGCACTAGGCAAGCAATGCCACCGTAAGAACCACAAGGATCTTTACGGCATCATGTTATTTTCCTCACCCCCGACCTATCGACCGCCAAAAGAAGACTCCGAGGGCTATTCCGTTTGGCAGTTTTGGGAATTAATGGAAGAGTTTGGGCCGCATATCGATATGGGCTCTGAACCCTTATTTGAACTAGGTGATATTGAAATTGAAAAACTATGAGCGAAGTCCGTATAACCATAAATAAATCTTTAACCGAGAAGCAGATTGAGCGGATTGAGAAGCGATTTGGCTATGAGCTTATCGTTGACGAAGAGCCGCCTCGGTTCGAGCGATATGTTTATTTCTTCGGGCACGATCATCATGACTACGAGGAAGGCGACGAAGGCTACGATCCTGACGATGACTCATTTTCCCCGCAAGACTGTCAAAAGGCGTGCGAGTGGCTGGAAAAGATAATTCCACGGCTGGACGGTAAGGTGTCGATGTACCCATATCAATGGGGATATAAATATTAAATTCGATGATCGAGAAGGTTCGGGAGGGTGATTTTATGGCAGACAGAGATTGGCTGGAAAACTATCCTTACTTACGTGAAAAGCGCGATCTTTGGCTATCTCAACAAAGAATTGTAGTTAATTCGCGCAACTTGCCAACGGATCAACGATGGTGTCCGTATTGTCATAAGACTATCGGACACTGGGATAATTCAACGTCGCACTGGGATGAAAGTTGCGTTGACTATCTTGAATTGCCAAGATACTAAAAGTTCGGGAGGGTGATTTTTATGGCGAAACAATTAGGTTTAGAACACGACGCGGGAGCGGGTAAATCGGATTACGAGCGGTCGCTGACATTCACATCGAGCAAATTTATCGTTATCGCTTTCGGTCACGACCGCGACCATTGCGAGGATGTTTTAGACAATGTTTTACGCGGGCGATATGCGGACGCACCTGGCGACCTAGAACATCGAAAAGAGGCTAAATAAGCACCCGCAAAGGGGCCGCGTATCAGCGGGAGGGATAAAAAAGTGAAAGACAAAATTACAGAACAACTTTGGCAAGACCCTAACTGGGATTGCCCACATTGTAAAGCAACGAATTTAGCGATACGAGAAAAATGTCGAATGTGCGGGTACGATTCGAATGCCGGTGAATTCCCGTACTACAACCCACTGCCCCCGTATGAGGGCACTGAGGCTAAATAGCCCGCAAGGCGGGCGGATGGAGGATTTTTATGGATTACGAACGAGCAATAAATCGACTGGCCCGGGCGTACAAACGGCAAACCGGACTCAGGCTCGACAAATACGATGTTATCGACCTCGTTGAACGTGACACAGCAATGCGGGACGCCATCGCGAACATCAATGCCGACGCGGACGAGGACGACGAAGCAACCGGGGATAAGAGGTAATTATGACTAAAAACAACGCCGCCGCTGAACTAGCGAGGGAATTTTACAAGGCAAGTTTCGGAGAGGGCGCTGGAATGTCCGCTTACGACCCTGCTGTGCCGGAATTGATGGTCAGGTTCGCCCAGGCGCAGACAGAAGCGGCGGTGAAGGAAGTAAATGTTTGGACGAAATGGGACTGGGATGATGCCTCCACTTGGCCCTTAAAGGACGGAGAATATATCTGCAACGATGGCTATAGTGATTCCAATTCTTACGTGATAGATACTTGGGATTCTTCCCGAGAGGAATTTATTCACTATCAAATTTATGGCTTTTGGCGACCATTGCTGACGGTTGAACATAAAGAATTCGCGGCTGAAATCAAGGAGAACGAAAATGGACAGAGAAAAGCTGATTGAGGAAGCACGGGCATTTTGTGACAAGCATCTAACCGACATCCCGATAAGTGATGCGTCGATAGATTTGCTGGTCGATTTTCACCTTTCCGCCGCAAGCCCGGTTGAGATCGACGGGCCGGAGAGTTTGCCGGATGCTGATATTGGGGTTATTGCGCGGCTTCAATATCGAACCGGCGAATTCGTGACTTCAATTATGGCCCATCGGAGTGGTGTTTGGTTTTTCTCGGACTCAACCGGCGATCTAAAAGCCTACATACTTAAGGGCGATAAAGTCACCGCTTGGATGCCGATCCCACCATTTTCAGGAGGCACGCCAAATAATGAGTGAAGTTAAAACCACAGCACTTGAACGAAAAGCCATCGAACGCTTGCGAAAGGCGATTCAAAAAATGCCGCCCACCCTTTGGCTTTATAACACCGGCGAAATGAACGTTATGAAATATCGTGACGACGGCGAACAGGCGATGCGGCCTAATGGTGCGATAGACGATGCGTACAAAGTCGCTGACATCGAGGGCATATTTTCCGAAGGAGGTGATTGGTAATGACCGATAAGGCCCTTTCCAAGGTAGAGATCAATCGGCTGATTCACGAAAAAGTGATGGGCGAAAAATTAACTCACATGTGGGTTCCGGCTAATTCGAACGTGCCATGTAAAGAGGAGGTCTGTGCTTACTGCAAATGCGGATTCACTTCGGCAAATGACGCTTCTCGCTGTGAAAAGAGTTGGGGGGTTTCTGACTACTGCACCGACCTTAACGCCGTGGCAGAAGTAGAGGCGAAGGTTGTGAACCAGATAGGTTTCGAGCCTTACGCCGTCCAACTAGCACTTGAAACGCATGTGGGTATTCCAATTCTCGCCACAGCCCAACAACGTGCTCTAGCATGCTTAAAAGCAATCGGAGAAAAAATATGAGCAAGATAGATGTTGGCGAGCTTTCCAAGGTAGAACTATCTCAAAAGGCTGGACTGTAACTATCCCTTGATTTTCTCGCGACTTTAATAATATGCTGTCGGAGTATGTCAATCTTAAATAGCGAAATAAAACCCTGGCACCAACAACCAGGCGAGACAGACAAGGCCTACTCATACTTCAAATACTTCCTATCTCTCGACCCTGCCACCCGTAATCTTGAAACGGTCGGGTTCCAGTTCGGCGTAGGTAAAGCGAACATCCAAAAAATGTCCACCCGCGATAACTGGATGGCCCGAGCCGCCGCATATACCAACTTTTTGACGTCCGCCGCGGATAGCGTGGCCGTGGCTGCCGAGCAAGATATCGCGTTCAACTGGGCCGACTGGGAACTATCGAACCACGATAAAGTCCGCGGCATCACCGAACGTTTACTGGCCCGGTGCGAACAGATGTTAACGCTGCCGGTTC